ACCTTGTTACTGAGCTTTACCAAGTGTGTGTGTTGAACCCCATCAAAACCTGTCAAATGCGAAAAAATAACGTTCGCAAAACTAAGACAGATAAGGTCGACACTTACGTGATTGCTAAAACTCTTATGATGCAGGACAACCTCAGATTCGTCAGCTTCTTTGATCTCGATATGATGGATCTTAAGGCATTGGGACGTTTCCGTCAGAAAACCATAAAGCAACGTACCCGATTGAAAATTCAACTGACAACCTATGTTGATCAGGTCTTTCCGGAGATTCAATACTTTTTCAAATCCGGTCTGCATCAACACGCTGTCTATGCTTTATTAAAAGAAGCACCTTCTCCAAAAGAGATTGCTTCCATGCATATGACTCATCTGGCAAATCTGCTCAAAGTGAACTCACACGGACACTTTACCAAAGAACAGGCCAAAGAATTAAGAGTTCTCGCACAGAAGTCTGTCGGTGCTAACGACAGCGCTATATCTATTCAGATAACTCAAACCATTCAACAAATCGAGTTACTGGATAGCCAATTAGAAAAGATTGAAGCTGAGATGACGGATATCATGAAATTCAACGATTCTGTCATCATGACCATTCCTGGTATCGGTTATATCAATGGTGGAATGATTCTTGGTGAAATAGGTGATATTCACCGTTTCTCCAATCCAAACAAGCTGCTTGCTTTTGCAGGTCTGGATCCTTCTGTTTATCAGTCTGGTAACTTTCAGGCTAAGACAACAAGGATGTCCAAACGTGGCTCTCGTGTTTTACGATATGCCCTTGTAAATGCAGCTTGGAACGTTGTTAGGAACAACGCAACCTTCAAGGCTTATTACGATGCCAAGAGGGCTGAAAGCCGGTCTCACTACAATGCGCTTGGACACTGTGCCGGCAAGCTTGTCAGAGTCATCTGGAAGATGCTCACTGACGAAGTAGAATTTAACCTCGAATAAGAGGTCTGTATACCAATATCGATAGATTTTGAAAAAGCACCCTAAGGGAGCTCTATTAAAGTTACCCTTTTTACCACCGATATGAAAAAGAAATTTTTTACTAATTTATGGTTGACTTTTCATAGCTGGTCTCCTAACTGTTCTAAGAACTCATTGCCACAATCACAAAATTCTCTAATCATAGACTTCATTAATCCCCATGACATACCAGAATGTCCCTGATTTTTCATAATTTCAATTCCATCTTGAATAGATTTTTCTTTAACAGTTTTGATAATATCTAAGCATTGACCAAGTTCCATTCCTCTGTATAGATCATTAAGTCGAATAGGAACACACTTATCCCACATATTCCATTTATCTTTAGATAAAACCTTATGACCTTCTTCTATCCAATACTTTGATAATTCAGGGATTTTTCTTTTATGTTCTTCCTCTTCACGAATTAATCTTTGACGACTTTCTTCTTGCTCTTTATTAAATTCGTCAAAAGTTTTACCTATACAAAGCATATAAGCATCATCTAAAGACATATCAGATGTTAGTTTATTTCCATTGAATTCACCACAATATTTATTACCATCCTTTGCTCTTTCGTGCAATTCCTTTACAGCTCGTTCAATAGTCCAACCGCAAAGAAAATCAATCTCTCTATATTCCATATTGTTTACCTCCCACCACTTGTAATAAAATAATTCTACCACAAGTGGCGGTTTTTGTCATTAAAATATTGGAACTGGATTTCTCTGTGTTCTTCTTGCTTCACTCTTCCATTGCTTAACTGTACTGTCATATATTACCTTGCCGTCTAATTCAACTTTAATTCCGCTGTTTTCACTTGTATTCTGTGCGATTTGTGACAGATATGGTGTCAATGCTTCTGATACTGCGCTTTTTACTCCTGCTTTAATTCCTTCTACGATTTGGCTGTTATTCGCAACCGCTGTATTTCCATTGCTAAACTGCCCGACCATTTCTCCGTGATTTGCAAAAAATAAACCATCTTCCGGGAAGCCTCCGGTTGCAAATGTTGGTATTTTCCCGAGGTTAATATTGCCAGCTTGAATTATTTCTTTTCCACCAATATTTACAGAATCCCATGAAAAAGACAGTTTTGAATTAAGCCACGTTGCAAAATTATTCCATACCTGCTTAATTCCTGCAACAGCATTATCAAATGCCTGCTTCAATCCGTCAGAAATGCCACTGAATGTCCATTTGTCTTTCGTAAAATACGGTGCGACATGATTTGTCCACCAAGAACCAATTCCAGATGTACTCCACCAGTTACTAAATTCGTCCCATTTTTCAGAAAGACCTTTTTTCATTCCGTCTCCCTGTTCATCCCATTTTTCTTTTGTAAACCAAGGTTTTACATGATTTTCCCACCAGTTATATATTCCTGTCTTTTGCCACCAATCGGAAAACTCATCCCATTTAGCAGATAATCCCTCTTTTATTCCATTTCCTACTTCCATCCACTTTTTCTTTGTGAACCACGGGAAAATGTTCTCCTGAATGTAAGTTAAAGCTTCATTCCACTTTTCTTCTATTTTACCTTTTATTTCTCCTATTTCTGTCTGTATTGAAAGCTTTTTTTCTCCCCAATATTCTTTTACATCTTCCCACCATGAAGAAACATCCTCTAAAGTTGTTGTTAATTTATTGCGAACGGGTAGTTCTACATTCAATCCCCACCATTCTTTGACATTGTCTTTGAACTCGGAAATCTTCTCCTGTAAATTTGGAAGGACGACATCTGCTCGTAAATCTACATCATCTAATCCGTTTATATTCTTCCATTCATCTATCCACGCCTTTAGATCAAAGCTGTCAGGTACATTTAATTTATTAGGCATATTATCATTGAACTCATTTAATGCTTTTTGGAAATCATCTAATGATTTGTAATCTTCCTTTTTAGGCAGATTTTTGACAAATTCATCAACATTCATTCCATTTCCAATGCCTAATTTGTCCATCACAGTATCATGGCTCAAAACTCCACCGCCATATGCATTAATCCATTCAAACGGATTAAGAAGTTGTTTAAAACTTTCCTGAAGATATTGCAGAAAACCGCCTTTTTCATACGCTTTTTCTAAATTATTAGCATCTTTTTTTATGCTATCTTTTCCAACCGTAAAAGATAACGTTGCCACTACTACAGCAAGTGAAATAGGAATTGCATAAGAGAGCAATGATTTTACCGCCGTTGAACCAAAAGCGGCTGTGAATTTCGCTCCTATTAATTTTCCAATAGTCTCCTTGAGAAGTTTCCCTGTTAACAGTTTGCCTGCAAGTTTCAGAGCAAATGCTCCAAGAAGAATTTCAACTGTCTCAATATCAATGTTTGAAAGAAAATCTTTTACGCCTTTCCAAACATCAGACCACTTGATATTTTCTATCATGGTCTTAATCGTCTTGTAAACTCCCTGTACCCAAACATTTATATCTTCTGCAAGTGCCTTAAAATCAAATGTCTGGAAGAATTTATTTATTCCCTCTGCCAGTGATTTTCCAAGGTTTGACCAGTCAAATGTCTGGCCAAAGGAAAGTGTGGCATAAATCGCCGTATTCAGTGCCCCGGCAATCGTTTTTCCTACATTTCCAAACAGTCTCGGATTGATAAGACCATTAAGGAAATCTGCCAAGCCTTTGCCGAAATTTCTTGCCTTGGAATAAATCTTATCCCAGTTGATAGACTCCATAGCTTTTGATAAGGCATCACTGATGTATTTTCCAAGTTGTTTCAGATTTTTAATATCACTTTCGTAATTTTTGAAAATGGTATCAGTCTTGACGAGTTTACCGCCACTGGCACCGCCTGATGCGCCACCGCCGCCGGAACCGCCCGAACCTTTTTTGCCAGAACCATCATTTGTGGTAATCAGTTTCAATTCATCAAACTGACGGACACCCTTATTCATCTTGTCAATGTTCTTTGCCGCCTGTCCGGTACTGTCCGCAACATCATCTGCGCTTTCTGCCGCATCTGAAAAACTATCCGCAAGACCTGCACCGGAATCCTCATATTTCCATCCGAAGATTGCGCCTAAAGCGTTTGTAACCTTTGTAACAAAGCTGATAACAACCAGTAAAACGGAATTGAGTGCTTTTACGAATGGTTTGAAAGCATTGATTAATGCCCCACCAATAACACTGCCAAGCTGTTCGAACGACTGTTTTAAAATTCTGATCTGGTTCGCCCACGAATCAGCAGTACGCGCAAAGTCTCCCTGTGCTGTCTGCGTATTGGCAAGGACGTACTGATACCGGAGCATTGTCTTTTCAGCCTGTGACATAGACTCGATATCAGAATCTAATCCCTGTTTCATCGCCCACTCTTTAAGGGTTGCCTGTGTAAGATCAAGACCGTAATCTCTTAATGGACGTGTCTGTCCGGTAAATATTGCAGCTAAATCCTGCGACACAACATCCTGATCTATGTTATACAGAGATGCCATATCAGCAGTTAATTTTGTTAAATTCAAAGACACATCAGCCATGGAATCAGACAAACCAATATAGCCATCTGTCTGCTTATTCAAAAACTCATTAGCTTTCTTTATCAAACTGCTGTCAATTCCCATGGCTGTTCCCATTGCCTGGAATCGGCTTGCCGTCTGTTTCAATGTCAGTTCTGACATACCGAACTGACGTATAGAGTCCTGTGCAAAGTCATTGACTTTCTTTGACATGTCCCCAAAAGTAACATCAACAACGTTCTGAACCTCTGTTAATGCCGATGATATGTCGATTGCATTTTTTATTCCCCTGATCGCTCCGTACAGACCAAGATAAATCCCCATAGAGGACAAAATCTGTCTTGTGAATGACTTGAGTCCGATCAATGCTTTCCCTGTGGATGCCTTAAATCCAAGGAAAGAACCGGAAAGACTACTGATGCTGGTATTTAACCCAGAAATTGCGCCACCAGACCTGTTGGAAAGATTGCCGAGTGCCTGCGTCATCTGAATGATATTCGAAGATACATTTGGCGCTTTTGAAAGCGTCTCAAACAGGTATTTGAGGTTGTCAGCAAGCAAAGGTATATTAGTCACCGCGCGACCGCTTGCAACGCTTCCAAGCCTTGATATGGACGTTACAAGATTACTCATGTTGGTCATATCAAAATTCAATGCACCTATCTTGTTCATCTGGCGTACAAAGTTTTGTAACTGCGCAGATAAAGCCGGCAGATTCTTTGTCGCCTGTGTAGATGCCTTGCCACCGATTTTTGACAACGCAGACACCATGCTTATGAGTCCGCTTGTATCAACAGCCTTAACACTTGCTATTCCAGATGCAAGATCTCTCACAGCAGAAGATATTCCGTGGATAGAATTTGCATCAACACCAGAAAATTTATTGAGTGCCCGCACCATTGATGTGATTTCCGAAGATTTACCACCTTTGAATCCGGTAGCCGCATCGGAAATGCTTCTGATTCCGCTTGCAATATTTGAAAGTTTTGCAGTGTCAAACGATATGCTTTCCCGGAGCCTATTCATGCTGTTTACAAGGCTTTCTATGGAATTACTTGCTTTTGCAGAGTCAGCTTTGATTTTTATTTGTAATTCATCAATGTCTGCCATATATGCACCAACTTTCTATGCAAAATAAAAAGACGGTAGGCTGTGACACCTTACCGTCCTTGATCTACTCTTTTAATTTTTCTCTTGTAACCGGTCCGCATTTCTTATCTACTGTAATTCCGACTTTTTTCTGGAATGTTCCAATACCGGTCGCCGTATCATTTCCAAGAATACCGTCCACATTACTGTTTCCCTTTTTATCTTTTTCATCTAGGCATCCGTGATAAATAAGCTCCGTCTGAAGCCATCTCACATCATCCCCTCTCATGCAAGGGAATTTTTTCTTTAAAATCCTTACAGGTTCCGGGTATGGGTTTAAATGATCTTTTACATTTTTTCTAGGGTTTCCGCTTGTCACAATCGCTGTATGACCTTTTGTTTTTGTGACAATAACATCTCCATTGTAAAGAACCATTCCTGCCGCATAACCTCCAATGTCATCAAACATGCCACTAGAAAGAAGTACAGATTTTTCATTTGCTGTGGTGAAATTTCCAACATCTTTTCCAGTTGCATGAATAATGCATGCACGTACCGTTGTGCCGCAATCTGCTTCTGTTTTTACTTTTGAATTAATACCATATTTGACAATTCCAAGCCGGTGTCCCTGACAGTAGCCAATATTATCATTATTGCACGCTGTAATCATTGATTCTGCCAGTTTATCCGCCATATCTTTTGTTTTTGGCCTTAACACATACCATCCTTTTTTATGAACATAAAAGTTTTGCATACTTACTTCTGTTCCGGTCTGATCTCCCGGTCTCCCACCGGTCAATTTCCCATTTTCATCATGTCTTGCAGATCCAATTCTAATTGACATATTTATACCTCCAAGTTCTTTTCTGGTTTTGGATGGCTCAACTCATAGTTTGACTGCATAATTTTGAGCTTTGCCACAAATAGCTCTCTCTGTTTCTTAATTTCTTCTTCCGTCATTTCCGAATCATATTTTCCTTGCTGTTCATTGATTGGTTTTTCAATATACTTTGATTTTGCTTTCCGACCGGCAAGGCAATGTTCTACTGCCACCGATACCGCAGACAATCCATATGTTCCAAACCACATCCACATCTCATTGTCTCTTTGCTTTTTATCTAAGTTGTAAGCATCCGCATAAGGCTGTAAATCAGCCGGGCAGGACGCGTCTATATCATGCACGGTAAATCCATACCCTTTAGTGACTAAAAGCCAGAATGGGCGGATTTCCGCGCAATACGTTTCCCATGTAAGTTCTCTCTGTTCTTCTACTTTTTCCTCGGAGTTTTCTTCTCCGCTTCTTTCTGATCTGCTTTGAGCAGTTTTGATAAAAAACCGTTTTCAAGCAGCTCCGCTAAAAGTGCATTGTAAAGTACCTGAACATCTGCATCTTCTCCGTCAAAGTAATCATCCAGCATGGCATATACTTTTCCAAGCTGCTGTTCCTTTTCTCCCTCATTGTCCGGATTGTATCCAAGTTCCTCTTTGTGAAACTTCTGCGCGCCTACAAGGATTAACTCTGGAAGAAATAAAAGGATTTCGTCAACCGCTTCAATATCTTCCATCTGGTCTAATTTTGCTACTTTCTTGATAATTCCGCTTTTCACGGTTGCTTCATATCCAAACTTGATCTGTAATTCTTTCTCGCCAAATTTTAATTTTGTCATTTTCTTTCCCTTTCTCCCTCTCATATAGGGAAAGGGCAGTCCGAAGACCGCCCTGTTCTTTTAAATTGTTTCTTCAAGCTCTGGCTCGGTTGTCTGGTTATCGTCAGCCGATCCAACCGAACTATTCGACTGACGTGTTATTCCCCCGGTGTAAAAGCTACAGCGGTGTCCATGCCCTTGTATTCTTCAATGGTAAGATTCATTTCAACCGTCAAAAGTTCGTTCTGACCAATCTCCGGCTGTGGAATCTGCTCTGGCGGCTGAGCCACAACAAAAAACGCGTCGGTAAATCCCGGGATAATAGTTTCAAACCACATTCTTTTCCCGCCGGAAAGCGCCTTATACGCCGTGATAAGTGCTTCCCACTCTTCCTTTGTGGCATCCGTAAGGTTTACCGTGATAGGGAAAGAGCCACCGGTATCTGCGCGACCCTTTACATATCTGGTAATAGCATCTTCTAATGCAGATGCGTCAATCTGTTCCGGCTCAATGTTGATACCGCCGATTGCGTTAATTCTTGTAAGCTGTTTAAACGATGTAGGCTTTGTTCCGGCTGTGGTTTCTGTTCCATAGCCAAACGTAATGCCTAACGTAGACAATCCTGCTTCTGCCATTTTTACCTCTCTTTCTACCGCCAAATAATGCGGTTATCGGGCGCATCTTTTTGCACCCGGTGCATAAAAAATAGAGCCTTTCGGCTCTTTTACATCAATCTGTCGTTGGCTCCGATTATCCGCCGGAACCTTGCAACGCTTCTAAATTTTTTCTCACTGTCATTTTTAAACTCCGGCATTGCTGTGATTTGAAATCGCATCTGTTTAAAGGCATCAGCTAAAATAGCCATAATCCCTTTTGCATCGCTCTGCTTTGTGTTTGTAATGACGTCAACCTGTATTGTTTCCTGCACCGCATTTACGGATGTGCCCTCTAAATCTGCCCCACGTTCAAGCCCCGGCATCTCGTGAATGTAAATGGTCGGGAAAACAGGGTCTTTATCAAGGTTCTTTTCAACCGTTGTAAATGCAGTGTCAAAATTCATGCTTTTGTATTTTTTCTTGAGTTTTGGTTTGGCTATCGTTGCAACATTGGAGAAAATGTTTATTTCAAGGTCAAATACCCACTGGTTTCCTGCCATTATCCAAACACCTCCTTCGCTGTGTGTGTAACAATCTGCCGCAACTCATTTGCGGTCAGATACATGAATGGTCGGCTTGGCATTCCCTCTGTAAACCACCAATCGCCATTGTCGTCCTGATAAAACCATCCATATCTTCCATCTGAAATCTGATGTATAGTTTTTCCACTTGCGTACTGCCACGAAACACCCTCCGGCAGTTTCCCATGATAAGGACTTTGCTGTCCCACAATTCCGGTTCCAAACTCAACAAATGCGGCATGGTCTGTACCGGCTATTACCGCCCATATCCCGCCGCCCTTAGTGCTTCCTTCGTATTCCACGTGAACACTTGAAATCAGTTCTGATGTGAATATTGCGTCAAGGTCAGCAATTTGTACTCTGGCAATCTCTACGCCCTTTTCCGCGAGTTTTTCTGCCAATAGCTGGCATTTATATGTCAAGCTGTTTTTATAGGCTCTAAGCTCTCGTATGGCGTTCTGAATAGACTTTTCAGACAGGCTCATTGTGATTACTTTCTTCCCCATGCCACACCTACTTCACATTTTTTTGTAACAAGAACAAATCAACCGTCAATCCCTCGTCTGCGACACCTTTTACGATGTAATCAGCCGAATTTTCGTCAACGATTGTATTCTCTTCATCTTTGTACTTTACGTCTGATCGTTTCCATACCAAAGATCCGACGCTCAATGGAAGCTTTCCTTTGTCTTCTACGATCTGAACAAAATTTGTAGAGTTATCTACGCCAAATTCTTTTATAAGTGCTTCGCTCAACTTATTGCTGATCGAAGAATAAAAAACCACAGGCTTTTCATAACCTGTGGTATACTCTCCGGTTGTCTTCGGTATCTTGTTCCCGTCATCATCAAGGTAATAAATTACATTACCATCAGAATCCGTGTACGAAGAATATTCGATGTTACCATCATCATCCGTCACATATACCGGCACCTTGCCGCTTTGCTGCGAATAACTCATTTTTTGCTTATTGATCTCAAGCATTTCACTTCACATCCTTGCCGAACCGTTTCCACAGCTCAGAAAGCTTTTCCCATCCATACATTGCGACAAACGCAACAATAAATCCTGCAATAATAGCTGCCAAGATCATATACCATAAAATTGATGTCTGGATGTACTGCATGTATGCCACAAACGCAGCGACCGTGATTCCGATAGAAAGAACAAATACCAAAATGTCCGTTGGAATCTTAGAAAATACGCCTACACCTTTGATTACCTGTGTTACCACAGACACAACAAATGCCAGCGCACCAATGATTGCCAGAATAATTGTCATATTTGCAATTACAGACTGTATAATATCCATGATTAAACCTCCTTTTCATCATTAAGACGGGTTTCTATCCCGTCAATTCTGTGATGCGCCGATTTCACACTTTCTTCAACCTTTATAATTCTGTTGTCGTGAGAATTTATTTCTTTTCTCATCTCCGAAACTTCATTCTTGATCTCGGTTGTGTTGTTTGAAATGGCATCCAACTTCATGTTAATGCGTGTGTTCTCCCGCACGCGCTCTTCAAGATCCGTGTTGTCTGTCCTTTTGTTGCTCTTCAAGCCCATAAAGACGGAAAAACCAAGCGACAGCACGCTTATAATGATTGCTGTTGATATTTCAATCGTCAAATCATATACCGCCTTTCATTTTTATGGCACACCGCCCACCACCGCTCAATGTGTGCCGCCTGCTACGTTTTGCCGACGTCGGCAAAACGTAACGCACAATCTTCTAACCAGATGGAATCCCATACGGTTATAATGCTTTTACAAACGGAAATACTCCAACAAACAAGCTTTCCCTGTCTTTCCAGCTACGGCTTACGCCGTTTTCTGAATAACTTGCCATATAGGCTTCTCCTGCCTGTGAATGGTCGTACAAGGCTAAATTGACGATTACATCCTCAAACTGTTTCAAGTCTTCGGATATTTTTTCATCCGTGTAGCTTTCCGGGTAATTCCGCTTGCTTACCACTTCATTTCTTGCCTGCTTGATAAGCTGTTCGATGTAAGGATTATCTTCTTTCTGGTCGAACACGACAACATCAGAAGTAACACCATCTTCATCCGTAACGGTTTCAATATGAAATTGTTTCAGTCTGATTTTGACCTGCTCTAATGTTGTATATTCGTCCATTCTTCCCCACCTACAATCCGAACTGCTCGATCAAAATGCGTTTCAGTTCCGCTCCACTGATTTCTTCTGCACCCTCGATCCCATGTTCAGCGGCAAGTGCCTGTAAATCAGCAGTGCTCATTCTGTTAATCTCTGTCTTGGTGTACCCTCCGGAAGATTTCTCTCCCGAAACAGTGTCCGGGACTTCTTCACCTGCCTCATACCATTTCCCGTTTTTAATAACAATATATGGATATTTCATATGCTACCTCCGATTAATCATGATGAACCTCAAGTACAAATGTGCTATCCATATTTTCGTAAGACGGCAATACTACCTCGGAAGCAAATACTGACATTTTCATTGGCGGACCATACTCAACCTTTGTAGCGACTGTGATTCCTGTCCCGTATGTTGTCACATCAACGTCAGCGACCTGTCTTGCAGTTCTTTCCTCTGGTGTCGTTCCAAACCATGTACTTCCAAGTTTTCCTTCCGGTAACAGTGTTACTTTGTTGTCAGGATAAAAATAATGCTCCTTTTTAGCTTCGTCCATATACATTTTGTCATACAAAACGATTGTAAGCTTTGTGCGCTTCTGAACAACTGAATTTACCGTGTCGTCATCAACCTCAATTGTTGCCGTGAGATTCTGCGCAAGAATTGAATTTCTAATCTGTGCATTTTCAAGCAAATACTGGAATGTATTGGTGTTCATAAGCACGTATTTAGCAATCTTGCCTTTCTTCTGTAACTTTTTTCGAGCGTTGTTGAGGTCAGTAAGCGGCTTGGAGTTTACTGTGTCACTCCACATGCTTGTGTCCTCAAGCTTTGCATAATGGTCTTTTGCATATGAACCGTCTTTGTCGTAATCATATGCGTACTGTACACCGTCACTTTCAATAGTAATAACCGGGTGTCCTGCTTCTGTAGCAAGAAGTGACATTCTCATGCGTTCCGGCACAACTTCTGCGCCGCTCACAAGGTTGTTAGTATCGTCATACACGCTTGATAAGGCACTTTCAAGATACGGGTCATCTGTAGAACTAATACGTTCAATTTCAAGCATTTCTTCTTCTCCGACTTCCATGCCTTCACGGAAAAACGCCATTTGTGTTTTTTCTTTGCTTAACCCCTCTCTTGCCCTAAGCGTTGGAATTGTGTCAAAATTTGACGGTGCAAGCGATACCGGAAGCCCTTTATGTGTCTTAATCCAGCTTAAATCAAGCCCCTGTTTCTTTCTTTCCGGAAACCAATTTAATCCGAGGTATGGGATTTGATTACTTGCTTCTTCTGTTGTTGTAAGCGCAATAGACTTACTGTTTAACACTTCATTAATTAACATCTATATACCTCCTAAATTATTCAAATACAATCATTGGAAGCGCTGTAGAAACGCCTGCGTCATATGTAACGCCGGAATGCTTTTCAGCCACGTTTTTATTTATATATGCTTTCTTTAAAAGCACACCCTGCGGTCTGTCTTCTGTAACATCGTATCTCAAAATGCCTACGACCGTTGCCGTGTTGTCTGCCTTTCCATTTTTTCCGATTGGTGTGCCAGCCTTTACAATCTTTCTGCCGTCAGCCGTCTTTTCAACAACATCTGTAAAATCAAGTGTCATTGGAATTGCTTCGTTAGGCAGTCTTTTTAAGATTTGAACGTTTCCGGCATATGAAATCTGTTCATATTGCATGTTTGACATTTTTAATTACCTCCTAAATAATGTGACAAAACATCGCTGTTTTGGCTTTTTGAATTGCCCGAGATAAGACTTGTGGCTATTTTTTCCGCTTCTGTCTTTTTCTCTAAATTCTGGTTACTATTGCCGCCGCCCGGATTTGCAGAATTATTCGCAATCTCCTGTTCCTTTGCCTGCGCTGCCGCGGTTTCCTTTTCGGCTGTAATCTTTCCAAGAGCGTCATAATCAAGGCTTCCATTATCCTTGACAACGGATTTTGCCTGCTCTGCATTGATTTTTAACTTTTCCATCAATGCTTCGCGCTGGTCTCTAATGGCGTTTTTCTTCTGCATATCTGCAATCTGCTGATTTGCTGTCTCTAACGCCTTGTTTGCTTTTTCAAGTTCCGTGAGGTTTCCTGCTTCCATTTCATCCAGCTTTTTCTGCAACTCATCTGCGCTGTCTGCCTTTGCCTTAAGCTCTGCTGCTTTTGCCTGTTCTCTCTGTACGGCACTGCCGTAATCAGCAATGATTTTTTCAACATTTTCCTCACTGATACCCATTGCAATTAACTCTTCTCTTTTCATTGATTACCTCCGATATGTCTTTACGAATTTTTGCGGTGCAACGACACCGAATGACACTGTTGATTTTTTCGCTCACAACTTTGCGAATTTTTATAAAATAAAAACAGCCACCGATTACTCGGTAGCTGTCTTATTTTGCTGTTTATTTAATTGGTTTACAATTTCCTGTGCTTTTTGTTCCTGCTCTTCTGCATTATCAATTGTTTTCCACAACGCATCTATATATGGCTTAGACAAGAGGAATGTCTTTTCAGCATCTCCCCAAAGCCCCACCGTTTTAATGGCAATAAGAGGATGTATGCCGCACTCTAAAAGCTGATATAGTGTTTGCGACTTTGTATACATATTGTCTTGCGGGCTATGATTGATTTGCACATCAAAATCCCTCATTGACAATTTCAAATCATTGTCCTTAACGCGTATTACATTTAAGACAACTTTTGCAAGTCTCTTCTCTGCCGATTTCACAATTGGGTCTTTTAATTTTGCTCTTGTCTTTGAAAAATCCCATCCAGCCCTTAATGATACTGCTCCTTGTGTATCTCCTCCAGAGTTTTGGGACTCTCTGTTTGGTATTGCTAATATTGCCAAGGCATTGTCCCACAAATCATCTTTTGCCACCTGACACTGGCTCTGATTTAGTTCCTGCGTCATAATCTCAACATCGGCTTTGTTATCCTTGTTATTGGACTTTACCGTCAAAGCATGGCTCATTTTCATCTCTTCAAACGTTTTTTGGTCGATTTCACAGTTCACAAACTTGACCCAGTACTGAACAAACTGCTCAATTCCATCCATTCTGTTTGACTGCATATTGTTTATGGCATCAAAAATACCTATGACAAGCTCAATATCAGAAATTCTCTCATGATTATTTGGAAACTCAACAATAGGTATACTTCCAAATGCATGCAATTTCCATTCAGAAACTACTCCGTTTTGAAGTTTACATGAATAGTTGTCCGTATAGCACAGTTTGTACCATCTTCCATCTTCGTCTTTAAGCTCCTGCACCGCAACCACCGGTTCTTCCGTGCTCCGATTATAAATAACACACGTATTCATTGGAGTAGGCGCAACAATTTGAAATGGTATTTCTCCATTTGCAAATCTTACCGCCTTAAAAGATGTTCCGGTTGCTGACTGCCACTCTCCTGCTTTAATGTCTTTTTCCTGTTTATTCGCATCCACAAGATAGTCATTCAGCGCATCCACTGCCCGATTAATTTCATCATCATCTTTTCGACTGATAAACTGTATTGGCTCGCCATATGTCTGTCCTACTTTGAACTGAACAATCTCATACGCATGATTTTCTACTATTTTGTTTGTAATATCAGCATTTTGCACCTTTACACGGTATAAAACAGGCTGGTCACCTTTGTAATATCGCCAAAGATATTCTATGATGGTTTTGTTGTAATAAAAATTTCCGATGCAGTCTCCCACCACATTGACAATATTATCTGCTGTGATGGTTTCAACATCTGTATATAAAATTTTTCTACCATAACAGCCTTTAACAAGGTCTTGGAGAGATTTGTCATTTCTCATTTTTTTCTCCTAAATAAAGGTCATTCCGCTGGATGTTGCACGAAACGGAAGAGATTTTAATTCTGTTTTTCCATTCTCCGGATAAAAAACAACTTTCTTGTGGCATTTTCTGCACTCAACAGAAATTTGCATTGTTGAACGCCCATCGTGTGTGGCAACTTTTCTTCCGCAACGCGGGCAATATATTGTTTTTGGTGTATATACCATAAAGTCCTCTTTTCTTTGCAAAAGAAAAAGCACCGGAGATTTCTCTACGATGCTTTTATAAATTGGGGGAGGTGAAGTATTCAACTTTTGTTGCTTTCTTCGATTATAACTATATCAGAAAAAAAACGGACATATCGGACAACTTTACTCTTTCATAAATCTATCGAACGCTTTTCTAACGCTGTCTTCTGTGTTATTGCCTCCTATTTGGTCGGCAACCTTATTCCAAGATTGATTTTCTAAAAATCTAAGGTTAATTATTCTTCTAATTCTGCTATCTTTTATATTTGCAATAAACTCTTCTACTTCATTTGTTTTTTCAAGAAGTTCGTTTTCCAAAATTTCGAGGGTGGTTTTTCTGGAATATAACAAGGTTTTTTTGTGCCTATATTCTGGCAATGGTATTCCTTCTATTTTAAAATGTTGGTTTCCACCATTTCCGCCAGAAACGCTATCAATAACCGTTCCTTCCTGCTCAATTTTTTCTATGTATTTTTCAAGCTTTTCAATTTTATTCCTTACTTCTTTTACTTCTTCTCTTAAATCTAAGTATTGATTTAAAATATCTTTGTTTACCATATCAATACCTCCTAAACGGATTTACTGCCGCTTCTACTTTGGCTACGTTATTTCCATTTGTCACTCTAAGCGCAAAGTTTGAAAATACATCCGGCACATCATCCAACTGCTTTTTACCGGACACTGAATATCTCTTGAGAAGAGACATCATTACTCCATATGGCTCATTTTGCTTATATAATGATTGGTCTTTAAATATAACGTGCTGTAATATCCAGTTAGAGCACTGGAAAATCCTTGCTTCCTTGTTTGTCTCCGTCGGTGTGTCAGTAATGTTACATATCCATCCTTTTTTTTCGACACGCTTGTTTACTTCCATTGCGACACGGTCTCCGCCGGCGTTTCTCTCAAATTCACATTCCTGCACTTTGTTGTTTGTCAAAACATTTGCTGCATTTTCATACTGCATCTCATAATCTGCCGTGTTATCGCAAACACAATCTACACAGTAGTAATCCTCTCCGTATTTTTGCAATACCGGCAAAACAAAGTAATCCGTTCCTTTTCCCTTTGTATCGCATTGACCGGTTACAATTTCTGGCTTTCCATGCGGCAAATTAAGATACCGGCGTATTTTATCTTCCGGAAACAGCAATCCCTCTCGCTCAATCGGCTCCTGTTTGTAGAGACAGCGATATGATATGTCGTCCATCAATAATTGCTGGTCTTCAAAAAATTCTTTCGTAAACCCAGAAAATTCATAGTCAAAGTTGCTTTCTCCTGTAACTGGGTCTACATCCGGTACCGCAATAACCTTTACTCTCGGATTTCCCTCGTACATATTTTGGATGCGCCCTATGACGTCGTGTACGCTCCATCTTGTGGCAATATGTATTTCCTTGCAGTTCTTGCCGTCCGTGTCCTGTATCTTTCTCTGGCGGGCATCTACGGCATATTTATCCCACAATTTATCAAGGATAATGGGATTCATTGCTTCTTCGATACCGCCTATCATATCGTCAACCAGTAAAAACTTAGAAGCCCTTACTTTACCTGCATTCTTACTACCAACAGACGTACATTGTACGGATGGAAACGATTTGTACTTCCCGACATTAAACTGCTCCATCTTTGCATTTGTGCTTGTCACTGAAAGATCCGGGAAAATTTCATTCCATGTATATTCTTCCGTATTTGTAACAATATCGTACACACCGTCATAGTACATTCTGGTGATATCTCCACTGTGCGAATAAAAAAGACTGAAATCTCTAGGGAACCATCCGGCAACAAGCGCGTGAAACATTTTTTCAACCGTTGTTTTACCCGCACCTGGAACAAGGGATACGCACAGGATGTCATATCTATCATCAATCATGCCTTGTAAAGCCTGTGTAATCCCTATTTTGAGAAATTTCTTTCTTCTTGGCATGTAAAACCGCTCTTTAGGCTCTCTTTTCTTTTCCAAATACTGGAAAGCACTATCTACAACTTTGTTTTGCGCTTCCAAAAGCAAAATTCCGTAATATTTGTCCAGAATTTCATAAGATACCTTGTTTTGGAATGAATATTTCTCTAAATCCCATGGTGTGCCACCTGTAGATTGAAAAATAAACTGCTCCGTCAGTTCTTTTGCTCTGGCAGAAACCTTTAATCCATACTCAACATCTTTTTCTGTCAGAATGGCTACCCTTGCCGCTTCTTCCATGGCATCCATAACCTGTTCATCAACGCCATGCACCTGTATGTAATTTTCATATCCATTTACTGTGGAAATTAGGCTTGAACTTGCCAAAAGAAAAGCACCTCCGCAAAAAAGCAGAAGTGCCTTAAGACCTCTGCCAATAATTTTTGTTGGTTAGCGACTAACTCCATTTGTTGGCCGGTAAATATATTGTTAGATTGTTGGCATTGCATCACCGCAAGCCGGATGTAATTTGTACATAAGTGCATTATAATCATCAATTACATACCTTACCGGAATCATATATGCTTTAATGCCATATTTTTCTGCTGTTTCTCTTTCAATGCTACAGCCGTTCCAATCGTAGCTCTCGCATATTCCAATAAATACATCAGCCCGTGCCAGTTTCTTAAGGTTCTCGCCCAAGTACCATACATCTTCTTTACTATCTTTAGGTGGGGTACTCTTAGTATAACTGTCGATAAGCTTCAATTCCTCACCCTCGTAGATTTCAGCAATCTTCTTCATCTTTTGAATACTTGCTTTGATTTCTTCCTCTGTTCTGCCTTTCATTGGCACGCTTACAAATAGCTTCTTCATAAAATCTCCTTCTAAATTCTTGCAACTACGTGTTCTTTTGCAATTTCTTCTTTTTCCGGGTCGTAAATAACCGAACCGTTTTTATCAGTCTTATACTTATCAAATTCACAAGAAATTTTTATGTATGGGTATCTCAATGGCGTGCAGTCAGCATGGAAATCAATATTATACACTCCCTTTTGCCATTTTCCGTTAGCATAAATCTTTGTGTAACCGCCATTAATCAGAATCGAACTGATCTCGCACTATGCCGCCAAAACCCTACTTACAAGTTGCGATCTTGCTTTCGCGCGTGGGGAAGAGAGGAATTGAACCTCCAATGTTTACCACTTGGGAACTGATTTACAGTCAGCCGCAACACCGCCAATCGTTGCCGCTTACCCAAAACCGCCCTCAGACGGTTAGCAATCATATTTTTCGTGCCATGCGTTGCACTATCCTGTGTGATATCACAGAAAATAGGCTGGTGAGGATTTGCACCTCACATAACAACGACTTTCCACAACAGGTAACACCCTTAACAGGTTCCTTCATTGCCTTGTTGATTCAATGACTTGTTCCTAACCAAAGTGTGGTTGTCTTATGCTTAAGCGTCTACCTTTTCCGCCACTGCCTAACATATTTTGGAAATTACATTTTGGGCAGCTCAGGCACCGTGGGATAGATGCCCGAACTACCAATAGGCTGCTGCATGGATCGCTCTTCAACGAAATAACAAGTAGGATTCCCACTTAACCATACAGGCTTACACAGCCGCGCTTCGCGGCAAATACCACCGGACGGTCTCGCACCGCCCTTAACAGAATCGTCCTAGTGGCGAAAGGATGTGTCATGAAAAACACCAAGAAGGAGAATTTACGGAATGGATCGTTAAACCCATTCCTCCATCGGAACGGCAGGAATTGAACCTGCGACCGCTCGGATATAAGCCGAGTGCTCTGCCAACTGAACTACGTTCCGCTACGGCATATTAAAATGCCGCAATGTAGGATTTTTATCTTGTAAGCAACTCTTACAAGTTGCCAGTAATTTAAAATTTTGTTTAGCTATACTGGATGCTCCGATTTCTCACTCTGGTGCTCTGCGTCGCTATCCAGATTGAGTAAATCTCCGGTGCTGTCCGGTTCCTTTGATTTTGTTATATGTATTCTTTCCTCTGCACAAATGATAGGCAGCTGAAAGCAAATACCAAATATTGGACTATAAAACATTCTGTTACCTCCACATCAGAAACATGTTCAGCAACAGTAACATCACAAGTACCCATAATGCAATTGCTGTTTCTTTGTCTTTGGATTCTCTGCCAGATACAAATAGTATCAGCATAAAAATAACATCCAGCGTCGATATAATCGTTTTAATAATTACCATGGTTGTTTTCCTCTCACAGGTTTCTTTAGCAGGATTCGAACCTGCGAATACTGGAATCAAAATCCAGTGCCTTACCGCTTGGCGATAGCGCTATATTAACACTACTTTTCCGGCATGTAATAGACCATGTTATCAAATACAGTTATTCCCATACAAGGATCATTCATCTCAACGCATCTGATCGATATGTTTTTAGATACTGCAAACATTTCGGCCACCTGTTGTTTATCCATGTTTGTGCTAATAACTTGAAAAGCCGAAAATTCCTTGTGCATATCAGAGAATACTTCTTTTTCTCTACCTAAATTTGCATACGTCCCAATGGTAAACGTTTTTCCATCAACCATAGCAGTTATCATTCCATGATTTGCTGTGAATACCGCTCGGTCAAAATCAAGCGAAACGTCTTTGCTTTGTGATACTACTCTCATACTTTTCCATCCAATCTCTTTTTGTTTTTGAGGATATTTAAAGGACTTAGTAGTGCTGATTTTCTCAACCTATCAAACCCCCTCCCCCTCCATGCAGAATCATGCTTTGAACATTGATAAATTGTTTGAATTGTTCGTTCAATTCCATTCGTATTTTACAACTATTCGCAAAACCCTTGTTTTGCGTAATGTATCAACGATTTAATGCGCCTTAAGACCATTAAACACTGGGCTTTAAATTGTTTGAATTGTCTATCACGATTTCACCATTATCCGGGCTTGAATTGTCAAAGTTGTCCGGCAATCTCGCACAATTCCCGCTTCCCAGTTTTGGAAGCTCCGAAGCTGTCAACGCTCTTACTCTGGATCCCTGATCTCTAACGCCCGGCATATTGAAGCCGCAGTACTTATTCAGTGACGGCATGTAATTCATGGGGTTTCCTTTGCCGGAAACCTGTAAACCTACCAAACTTTCCTCACGCATTTCGTCAATTTTTTTGCAAATGTCGGAACCTGATGAGGCAAGTTGAACGCCATTAACCCATCCGTTTAACGTATCTCTATGTATTCCGGTAAAGAATGTAAACCCAACAATATTCACTACTTTCTCGTAGTCATTACACAGGTCTATATATATATCTAATACCTCGTTAACCTTATCTGTATCATAGGCATTATTAATATTATTATCATCCTTTAAGTACTTTGGATTAACTTTAAATACATTCTCATAGACATATTTACAGCAGTTATACCATCTATTCTGTGATATTTTGCATAAATCCTCTATATTCCTCTCTTCCATCCAGAGATTTATATACATGTCAATATCACTTTTAAAAACATCAACGGTATTATTATTTATTTCCTGATTTTCAACTGCTGACATGTTATATATCTCCTCTCTCCAGTAGTGGAATACTTAAAATAAAAAATGCAACTGATACAATCAGATCATGATGATCTCGACTGTACCGGCTGCATGAAGTCCGTTTCTTTCGGGACCTCGACAAATCTATTTAACTCTGCCCGTTGCCCGAATGCGTTTTTAATTTAATAAAACAATATCATTCTATCATTTTCTTGTCAAGGTATATTTTAAAATTAAATTTTAAGCCTGTATATTATATATATTATTTATATAAATATACTGCCTTATTTATAATATATATTTTTATATTACAAGAGAGAATATAATCTTTCTCTAACTCTAGTGTCTTACTCTACGTTGCAAAAATGTTGCAATTTGTTGCAGAGGTGTTGCATTGCAACAAAACTAATACTATTCTATCATTTTGTCCTGTCCGTAATAAAATTATCACTCTTGAAATTTTGTGAAAATTTAACAAAGATTTTCTACGTTTTAAACAAAAAAAGACAGCTATATTTCAAGCTGTCAAATTATCAATACTCATTTCAATTATTCAATTTCAAACCCTACCAGCTCCCACTGATCCGGTTCTCCGTCCTCATCGTAAGATACAGGATCGTTAATTTCTTTAACTCTAAAACTCGGTGTATCTTCATCCAGCGCCGCGCCTGTACTGTCACATTTCCATGCTTCCATCGTCTCGCCGTTGCTTGTGTCGTGATCTACTGCGATCATTCCTAACTCTTCAACCTTGAAAATTTCTACTGCAAAATGTCCTTCCATCTGTCCTAACTCTTTTAAAATCTTTAACATAGCTTTTTCCTCTTTTCTTTCTTCTCTGGATGTGCTATATTCAAATAGCATACATTTCACTTGGTATGGTTTTTGTGTGTCGGGCTGGATTTTTTCCAGCCCTTTTTTCTACTCCTTATCTGGTGTCGGCTTATACTGTTCATCTCCAGTTTCGATGTAAAGTAAAAAATCATTGATTTTTTTCTCACTCCATCCGGCAGATCTAAGCCCAAGGACAAGTCGTGCGTTTTCCTGCATATTCATATCTTCGCTCATTTTTCTCCTTTCTGGCTTTCGCCTATTGCCTTTCGACAATATTATAATAACATTAAAATATAATTTTGTCAACACTAATTTTAGTGTTTTAAAAAAATCTTATTTTTTCTTCATCAGTCGGAACGATTTCCAATACATCCGACGGCTGACATCTTAAAATAATGCAGATCGTGTTAAGCGTGTCTGTAGTGATTCCCTTCCCTTTTCTCAAATTCTGCATAGTCGCTTCACTCATTATCTTCTCTTTTCTCATCCGAGTAGAAGTGTATCCGTGTTTTGAAAGTTCTTTTAATACATCTATTTTATAATTAAACATTTTTTTCACCTCACATTTTTTATTTACTACATTATATATAGAATCACTCTAAAAATCAACATGAAAATATTTTACAAGAACACTCTTTTTAGTGTTGACATGCACTAATATTAGTGTTATTATAATCTCAACAGGAAAACAAAGAACACAGAAACGGAGGACAAACAAATGATCTATAGAATTAAAATTGAAGGAAAAGAGTACAACGACAATTACACATTTACACCAGACGAAGGGAACATTTTTGACGAGCTGACGGCGATCATCGAAGAAATGAAAGCCGGAAGAATTGAGAAAGTAGAAATTGAGAGGGAGGCGTAAACATGAGAGGAACAGGATTATTTATTAATTGGGAATCCGGAAATAAAAACAGTAATGCGATTCAGGAATTTGAAAAAAACGGCATCAACTGGGAATATAACCACTTTGGAACACTTACAGCCGACTTTTACGGCATCGGGATTTTTGAAAAGGTCGATTTTGAACATATCCAAGGCGATGTGTTTGAAATCTGCATAGCATAGTCGAAACCGCCCGCACGGCGGTCTGGTGTAGGGTTGCAACCTTGCCACTGATGAGACAAGCAAAAATATAAAATGAAAGGTGTTAAAAATGAAGATATTAGCAAATAAAAGCGGCTTTGTATTAGCTCATGATGAATACTATGGAGATTATTGCTTTGGTACAGAAAGAGAAATCAAAAACCTATCTATGCCTTGCAATCAGTATGGAACAAAGAAAGAAATAAAGGCAGAATTAGAGCGTTGGAAAAAAGAGGTTGATTTTGACAATCCAAGAATGCTTGAAGTTGAAGCCTTTTTTATATCTGTTTTAACACATTGCGAAAATTAGTCGAAACGGTGGAGATTCCCACCGTCTGCAGGAACCGCCCCACCTGCACCGATGAAACAGGGCGCATGATGAAAGGATGGTTGATCGTATGAAGTATTACAGAGCAGAGATCGAAGACGATAATTTCGAAATGATTTTAGCCGATAGCGAAGAGGATGCTATCAATCAGTATTTTGAGTTAGGAGAAAAACACGATTTATTTAATCTGATAGAGCTTAATGATGATTATAATGAGGTTTGCACAATTTTATAAATTAGGCAAGCGGCGGCGTTTTCTGGGGTTCGATTCCCCGGCTTGCTTTTACCCAAAAATTTGAATATGGAGGAAAATTGAAGTATGAGAAAATTATTTTTATTAAAAAAAGGCAGAATAAACTTTTATGCATGCCAGTATGACTGTGGCATGTATACAATCGACCGAATTACAAAAGGATTCGGCGGAATTGTGACAACATTTGAAACACTGGAAGAGCTTGAAAAATATGCTGCTGAAAACGGATATAAAAAAGCATAATAACCGCCGCAGAGGATGCACGCCGGAACCACTGCCGGCGGCGGTTTTTACCCAAAAGGGATTTTATTTTAAGGAGGATTTATAAATGACACAATTAGAAAATTTGAAAAACCAGATCAAGGAATTAGAAAAATCATGTGATGAAGCGCGTGATAGAATTAAAAACGAGAACCTGCCGCTTTTAAACATTTATGAAAACAGAGCTGCATTTTTTATCAACAAAATAGAAATCCGAAACGTGACAAATCAGGGAATCCGGGTTTGCATTGTTTTTGAAGATGAAAAAGAACTTGCGATCACAATCAGCGATTATACAGAGAATATAGCATTTTAAGCCGGGATGTTCCCGGCTTTATCCAGTCTCATGACCCATTCCGGTGCTTTTATTCAAATGCACCTTGACAATTTATACAACCAGGTCATATAATTACGCTTAAACGAACGCATATAAGGTCATTTAAGGCTTTTTATGAATGGATATAGTCATTTATACATTCATGATATAAAACGGCTTTAAAACGATTTTACAACGTTGTATTAATCATGTGTAAAGTTGCATGTTTTTCTACGCTTGTGCCGAACAATGCCGTAGATGATCGTTCACGGCGTGATCTTCCATGATGCACCATGGAAACCGCCGGGACATCACCGAGCATCACCGGGAAACCGCCGGGTATGAAAATTCTGATTTTCGATCTCAAAATCGAGTCATTTTCCAAGAAGAAAAAATTCAAAAGTTGAAAAATGAGATTCCAACTGTGAAAAGACAATATGCACAGTAAATTATTATGCGTCATTTCACAACTTGTGAAATTTGACTAATTCGTTCTCTTCTCTTTCTCTGGCTCTCGGTCTGTTTCTGCTTTTTCTGCGATTTCGTTGTTCTTGTTCCCATTCGAAAATTCCTCATTCACTTTCTGATTTCGCGATTTGTAATTTACAATCTTTACATCTGTGTTCAATTCATCCGGTATCTTCCCGACGATCAACACTGTATGCGGTTGCAGCCTGTCTGTCATTACTTTGAATCCCTCGCAAAACTCAATCCGAGCTGCCTTTGCCCGAACTCTTCCATTTGTGCATACAGCGATCACACCACCCTTACTGTACCCGGCAAAACAAAGATCATAATTGTCTTTGTCCGGGATGCCTACTGACGGTATAACGCGGATCCCGTTCAGCAGCATGTAATGTGCAAGCGCATGATTCCGGTACACGTTATATAGATTCAAAGCAAACGGCATACCACAATCGCCTGTAGCAATACTAAAATCCGGCATACAGACCGAATGGAAACACTTCAAGTGTTCCATGTATTTATCCGGGTTATTCCACAGTCTTTGAAACTTTGAATCGTCAATATAAAAATTCACATTTAATTTTCTATGCCCTTTTATCTTTTGTGAAAAGCTCTCTCCAAAATCTATGGAGTCCTCCGGCAAATAATCCAAGCTGCATGCCGGGACAATCGGGATCTGATATTTTTCATCAAGCTCCGCTCCATAGATCATATATTCTTTCATAACATCAAAAGATGTATGACATCCATTGTACAATACTATCACCCCAAAAACATTTTATCATTTTTCTTCTTGACAAACAACTTCTTTTGTGAAAAGCAAAGAACGTGCGGCGTAATCACTTCTGCTTAGTTCATTTATCAGCTTTTCCCTTGTCATTTCCGGGTTTGTTCTGTGAATATACCGCAGCAATTCATCTATTTTGTCCACTATGCTGCCCTCCAATCAATGTTTGACATCAGATCATCCAAAAGATAGATCAAATCAGTACCGTACAGGCTGATCCAGTCCGCAAGATACTCTTCCTGCTCAATCGGCATATGAATGTTATAGGAAAAGCAAAAACAATGACAAAGTTCATGAGCCAGTATTTTGCGCAAATAGCCATTTTCTGGTTTATCCGAAACATATATTATCCTATCATTCCAATCAGTCACAGCAAGGCTAATAGAGCCATCAGAGCGCATTAATTTATGACTTGCGCCGTGAACAAATTCTATTTTCCATTCAATACCATTTATAAAAAACATTTTCCCTCCAAACAAACAGGGGCATTTCTGCCCCTGCCATTACATTTTGGAAACAAGCGTTGACAGCTTGCTCTTTGTCATCGTGCGCTCTTCCGGTGTCATGTCAGAGATAAGCTCCGCCATATCCTCCGAAAGCTCTTTCATGTATCTTTCAAGGTCATGCATCTTTGCATCCTTGTCTTCTGGCGTATTGCCTTTGTGAAGCTCTTTGCTTTCCATGTAGCTTCTGCGGCTCATTCCGCTTTTGCCCTCTCTGCGATCACGCATTCCACCATCTGATGCCATTTTAGGTTCTGTGTAATACATTCTGCCAGAGTGACGATCCATATCACGGTCTTGTTCCATTTCCCGGTACATTTCTGGTGTCATGTGCCAGTACGGAGGTTCGTCATATCCTCTCCGCGTTCCTCTTCCCTTTGGCGCAAATCTTCCGTCTGCATACCGGTAACGGTCATAATACCGTCTGCCGTCTCCGTAACGCTCAAACATATCAAGAACCTGCTCTGGGTCTGATTCGTCCATTGATTTTGTAAGCGTCCGGTAATACATGGCTTCCGCAAGGTCTTTAAGCATGTCCGTGACTTTTCCCATCTCTTCTGTATCTACACATTCGATACCTTTTGCAAACTCACACTCTGCGCTTTCAGACAGTTTTTCGATCATTTCGTGCATTCTCTTAATATCCATAAAACCGCCCTCCTTACGCTTCCCGGACTGCAATTAAATTGCTGTTCTGAACTTCGATTGCCTGCGTAGACGTATTCTGTACCGCTACCGTAACACAACAACCGCGAGGAACGTCCACATATGCCTGCGCCGAAACGTTAAAGAAGTTTTCAACTGCCGCCGGTGTAACAATCATTCGAGTTGACTGCAACGGTTCTCCGTCAATTGCAATAGCCAGTGAAATAGCTTCAACTGTGCCACCGGTAGGAATTTGAATGTTCCCGGAATAAGATACCAAAAATCTTGCCCGGCACTGATTTGTAAGTCCTCTTAATTTAACAATGCCACTTCCCTGTCTATGAACAATGCATTTTGTTGCGCATACCGGAGTTTCTGTAAATGCTACATCTTCTCCCTGCGCGACAGTTTGAATTGCAATTCCTGTAAATTCTGCCATAATTATTTACCTCTCTTTCAAAAATAAGGGCAAACATTATAGTCTGCCCTTTGTGTTTATAAGCAATACTGCACAGCAGACATAATCGAGTTAAACTCAATTAAGATACTCAATTATTCAATTTTGTGTAGCAGCTACTTTTAGCAGCTACTTTTAGCAGCTACTTTTAGCAGCTACATCCTGTGTTGCATCCACAGCCATACGCATAAGCGTTAGGATTTGGAACAACATATGCCGGGATTGCAGCCGGATTTACAGCGTTGATGATCTGCTGTGTCTGCGCTGACATTGCGGTAGTGAGCAATGCAGACTGGCGATCCTGTGATGCGGCTCTTCTTAAGTCATTATTTTCTGCCTGTAAGGAAGAAATCTTTTCCTGACACAGGTAATCAAGGATTGCCCTTGTTCCTGCCTGCTGGCTGTCGATAATGTCTCTGGTGTTGCTGTTCATGGTGTTCTGTAATGCGCAAGTGTTCTGCGCCATATTGTAGTTCACACCCTGGATAGCTTCCCTGGTCTCGCAGCAGCAATTAGCCAACTGGGACTGTAAAGCATTCTGCGCCTGCATAAGTGTCACGTTTGTGGTATTAAATCCCTGCTGTGTCTGGTAGCCAAGGTTGCAGATTGCATTGTCTACACCATGGAAACCGTTCATAACGGCGGTATTCTGTGCGTAAAATCCATCACAGAGACCATTTGTGATACCATCTAACTTTCCGATGATAGCCTGCGTGTCAAAACCACGCTGAATTGCAGAGTCGGTGTATGCAGATGCTGTCGCTCCCATACCTCCGTTTCCTCCCCAGCCATTGCCGCCAAAGCCGCCCCAGCCAAAGATCATAGCGAAGATAATGATAGCCCACCAGCCATCGCCGCCCCACATACCATCATTGTTTCTTCCGTTTCCTGTCACTGCTGCAATATCAGCAAGACTAGGCATTGCATTTCCATTAAACATTTTGTTTACCTCCATCTGATCTATTTACAAATGGGATAACCGGTTATTTTGCGCGCACCCCAAAATGTACTAATGATTAAACATACTCATAACTTTCTGTTTTGCTTCATCTACCGTAATTCCTCTTTCTTTACAGAGATTCTCTGCCATTGTCTTAAGTCCACCTGTATCTCCGCTTTGATACATTTGCATGGCATTTTTTGCCATAGGATTGTTTTGAACCTGCGGAGAATTCATCATTTGATTTAACAATAATTGTGCCGGATTCATTCTGGATCACTCTCCTTTTTTACCTGTGAAGTTTTTCTTTGACTGCTTGGAATTTTATCTAATCGGTTTTCTATCTGTTCAATCTTCCCAAAAAGCTCATCAAACTTCTGCATAAATGCACCTGTGCACTCGTCTGATAGGTCAAATTTCAATTTTTCAGTATCATGCGATAAATTGCTAACAGTATCATGCGAAACTGGCTTAAAAACGATTGTGCGAATTGTGCCATCTGCGTTCCAACTTTTAGCGTATATTTCTGTCATATCCTGTTTTGGGAAAAATGCAACGCTGCCATCCATTGGCACATCATTGGCAGTGATGTTTTCTACCGCCGGAACTACTTTTCCATTTATGCCAAAAGTTTGAACCGGGATCTGCTGCTGAATTTGCTGCGGTGCCTGCATATAATTTTGTGTATTATCAATGCGTGGCTGATTCATATACGGATTGTATGCGTACTGCTGCCCGTATTGCTGCATCTGCTGATTATAAATCGGATTCTGGTATGCTCCGCTCATATTCATCCTGTTTGACCTCCTCTAAAACATCTTCTATTGCGTGTATGATAGACGACTGCGTTGACAAGTCCAAGGACTGTAACTCTTTTCTGGCAAAAATTTTTTCAAGAACTTCATCTGAAAACACCACCATCCCTCCCTTTGATTATATTTTTGCATAAAAAAAGGCGGCAAAACCGTCACGATTCCGACAGTTTGCCGTCAAAAAATACAACAAAAAAAGAACGCATTAAGCGTCCATACATCCGTTCGTGTTACCTTTAGTGTTACCTTTGATTTTGACCTTTAGAAAAGACACCATTCAAAAACTCCTTTCTTTCAGTAAAATCAAGGCTTCACAAGGTTTTCTTAAACAAAAATAAAGTAGCGGAAGGGAGATTCGAACTCGGTATCAATTCTCTCAAACCCGCATAAATACTGAATTTCTTTATCTCCAAAGGTGTTACCTCGTGTTACCTTTTACATTGATAATGCTTTTGCAATATATTCCTGCATTTCACTCTCTGTCTTGTTATTAAAATAGTAATGATCGAGAGTTGTTCTTATATCTGTATGCCCCATTTGTGTTTTTATTACCGATTCTGGAACATTTCCATCTATCAACTTTGTTGCATATGTCTTTCTTGCCTTGTGAATTGAACGTTCACCAATTCCTATTCTATCACATATCACATATAGCCGCCTTGTAAATGCCTGACCTTTTATTCGTTTACCGTTTTTCATAAAAATATATTGCCCAAATGGATTGAGCATTTTTATTTTTCTCATAAGTTCTTTGGTATCTGCGGTAATTATAACATCTCTAAACCCGGCATCACTTTTAGGAAAATTTTGAACATCAAATACATATTTGCCATTATCATCTCTATATCTTATTTCTGTCTTTGATATATGTATCTTATTTTCTCCGACATCAGACCATGAGAGGGTAGATATTTCCCCAACTCTCAATCCTGTTTTAAATGCCAAAATAATGCCAAGTTCTATCAATGTAGGCTCATCTTCCATTACAAATCGTTCAATTAAAAGTTCCTCATCCTTAGAAAATACCAATTCGCAGTCTGACTTATGGTTCTTTTTAAATGACTTTTCCGAAATTTCCAAATCACCCATAAAACTGGTTATGCTCAGGCTGGTATAATGTTTTTTCTTTGCATATTTGAAAATTCCGTTAATCAATATCCGCATATCAGAATAAGCTTTTTGCGTAAGTTCCAGTTTTGAAATAGCTGTTTTTATGAATGATTCCAATATTTCTTCATCAATGTACCGGATTTTTCTATTTGCAATCGGCAAATACTTATTTTCAAAAAATCTTTTAAAATTTGTCTCGTACTTGTCCTTTGTCTGTCTTGTTATTTCACCATATTCAAGTTTTTCAGAAATCCAATTAGAATATACCTGAATAACTGTAGGTTCATCCTCCTTAGCTTTATAGAACTTTACTATTTCATCTTCAATTGCTTTTTCAGATGTTCTCTTTACAAGTCTCTTTCCTCTCTTATTATCTTCATCTGGCAAATATGTGTAAAACTTTCCATCTTTTCCTTGCCAAATGCTGTAAGTGTGTTTTTCAATAAATTTTTTCCTTTCGTTCATTTCAATTTTTTTCTGAATGGTGTCTATGTTGATAATACCATTTTCGATGGCAATATTCAACAACTCACTATTTGAAAGATTTCCCGTTTAACTCACCTTCTAACTTTTTTACTTTCTGTTTAATATCAAAAATTCTTCTTTCCACTGTTCTTGTTGATACGCATAGTCTCATGGCTATTTCTTTTGAAATAAGTCCACGGGCAAGAAGATAAAATATTTCTTCTTCCTGCTCCGTGAAATTGGCGTTTTCAATAATTGTTTCAAGCTCTGGCTTAGTCAGTTTTGAAAACTTCATAAGCCACTATCCTCCAATATTTTATTCTTCTCCCTGCCAGATCTTCGGTGTACCGTCCATCATTGCCACATATTTTCCGTAACTCATGCCGGCTTCTCTTGCTTTTCCTAAAACATCATCTAATGTACTGTTTCTACATGTTTTTACGCTTCTTTTTTCCCTATCTTTTCTTCTGCGGTATTCATTTCTGCAATCCTTTCCACAGGTAAGTGCTCTGACTGATATTGATTTATATTCTTTTCCGCAGATCACACACTTTTTTGTATATACCTTGCTATTGAGCATAATTACACGTTCTCCTTAATCATAACAATCCCTGATATCATCTACGTCTCCTGCCAAAAAGCTGTCAAATACTTCTGCTACTCTCTCTATAAGGTCTCCATCATGTCCATTCTCTCTCATCTGCTCCGAGAAATCTTTCTGTGAGCACTGAAGTAAACCATTTTCCAACCTTGTCCATTCTTTTCTGTAAGTTATTCCATTCAATTCCAATGTTTCATTAATTCCGTTTTCTGTCAGTTCTACCGTATACTTCATGCAATTATTCCTCTCTTTCTGCATTATATTTCTTCCACGCAACAATTTTACTTCTATAAAAATACTCTGGATCTCCACTAAAGCACTTACCTCTTGTAACAGAATGTCCTTTGCGCATAAGAGTGCCAACAAATTCACGCTGTGGCAAAAGTAGGTTGTCGTTTGCTGACAATAAGAAAACCTTTGTATCTAACGGACAACTGTCCATGTCATAATTCCAATCCATCTGTGCCCCTCTCTTTCCATATCATCTCCCACCTCCGCAGCATATACTATTACGGGAGGTGGTATGATGATCGCTTGGTTTTGTTATCTGGTTCTAAAATAAACTCATCTGGTTCTCGTCGTACTGATAAATGCGTCCAGTCATGATCCTCCCTAACTGACGCAATCTCTCCACCCGTGGTTTCTGCTTAAGATTCGCCATATAATTATTATCCACTTCCGGCGGTATGGAAAAATAACATTCCTCCGGTAATGGCAACTGATTTTCTGTGCAGATCTCGTGGATCTTTGACTGATAATAAATGATATGATTCCGTGTCAGATTCATGTTGCATCCATCGGACCAGAACGGATCATTACACCCGTTCTGATTGATAACTTTCCAGTGTTCTATTTCTCTGCGGATGCACTGGCAGTACTCTTTCACTTTATCTTCTGCTGTCTGTATCATGACAGCACCTCCAAATCTTCCAATGGAACATAATGTTTTAAATTGTTCGCATAATAAACAACAGCACATTTTACCGTTTCTTTTGCTCTTTTCGATACATAAAACGCTTCTGGAATGACTCCGATACCTACATCACATTCATCTTCATAAATCGCATCAAGATAGCCTTTGATGACAATATCCTTATATCCAACAATTACACCTGTGAAATTCTTATCAACGTGTTTGAAATAAGTTTTCTCGATATATTCAACATTTTTTTCGACAGTGCCATCATTGTTTCCATCTGCCAGATTATTGTCCATTGCATCAGCAGTTAATGTTTTCCTGTCGAGATACAGCCATCTTCCGTCTTTAAATGGCTTATAAAAGCCTTTGCATTTTACTTTTTCAAATAAATTCATGGCAACACCTCCGAAAAATTTAAGGTTTACGCAAACCGGAGCTGTCCGGTCTGCTCTGCTTCTATCTGCATATTTGGCATCCGCTCTGCAACACACAATTCTGGCAAATTTGCTCTGACCAGTGCTGCAGGTATTGGCGGACATACTGCATTGCCGCATCTTCGCACCTGTTCGCTTCTCGGATATGTCTTGCCGGTGTAATCATGGTCGATTATGTAATCGTCCGGAAATCCCTGACATCCATATAACTCCCTTGGCTCCAGCATCCGCAGTCCAATATCCACAATCTGGTAATCAGTGCCGTTGATGGTCACAAGTCCAAAGCGATCCTGTGCTGTGACTGTATCAAGCGGATCTTTGATATCCTGCCCTGTTCCCTGTCCATAGTATTTAATCAGAAACGCTCTGACCTCTCCAAAGTGTCCGTCACCAGCCGTGATCGTTGGTAATGGCTGTCTGATATCTTTTCCGTCACAATGATTGTTCATCTGAATCAGATTCGCAGTAACAACGCTGTTATGATCCCATGCGGTCACTGTCGGAAGCGGATTTTCTACTGTTTCCCCAGCACCTTTATATCCTCCGTCATAGTACTTATGCAGAAACGATGCGACCAGCCCATATCTATTTGAGCTGTCAACTGTCATGATCGGATCTTTTATAGTCTGCCCTCTTACTCCATCTTTTGAAGTTTCTGAATGGTACTGAATCAACGTAGGACTAATAAGACATTGCTGATTGCCAGTTGTAATTGTGTGTATCGGATCTTTGCAATTTCCGCCCGGATGATTTGTCGTATTCTTTCCCATGTATGGTGCAAGCGTTGGTTCAATCAGACAATGCTCATTTTTGCTTACAATCGTTGTGAGCGGCTCCCTCACATCCTTACTCCGGTCCTTTGTGAACCCTGTCTGCCCGATCTGCACCATATACGGCTCCACAATCCCGTACCCGTGCTTTCCGGTTATGGTAGGCATCGGCTCTCTGATATCATTCGGTCTACGCTCACCGCCATGATTACACTGAATGATAAAAGGCTTTGGATTATTCAAAACGAATTTTATAAATCCTCTGGCTATCCTGTCCATCGTATTTTGTGCCAGTGGTCTTACTGCCCGGATGCCGTATTTCTCCTTGATTTCTTCCGAAGTATCGAAGATACTTGGACAGGGCAATGAAAAATCCAACTGCGTGTATGCTCCAACATAAGGCTTCACTAGTCCTGCTTTTACCGCTTCACTGTCTGCTGGTGCGTGTGTCGGCTCTGGCCAGACAATCGGCTTGCCATCACACCTTGCAATCAGGAAGAATCTCTTTCGCATGGTCGGTGCGCCATAATCGGCAGCAATCAGTTCTTTAAATTCTACAGTGTACCCCAGATCATTAAGCTGCTGTACAAATTTTTCAAATGTTTTTCCCTGCTTTGCCTTGATCGGATGGTGCCCTCTGTTCAATGGTCCCCATGTTTTGAACTCTTCCACATTTTCCAACATGATCACCCGTGGTCTTACAAGTCCAGCCCATCGTAATGCTACCCATGCAAGACCACGAATGTTTTTATCCTTTGGTTTCCCGCCTTTCGCCTTGCTAAAATGTTTGCAGTCCGGCGAGAACCAGGCAAGTCCGACCGGATGCCCGTTGCACGCTTTTACCGGATCGACCGCCCACATGTTTTCACAGTAATGCTTCGTATTCGGATGGTTCGCCTTGTGCATCTTGATAGCTTCTGGATCATGGTTGATGGCTATATCAACACTGTATCCGGTTGCCATTTCTATACCAGTGGAAGCGCCGCCCCCACCGGCAAAATTGTCAACTATCAATTCTCCATGTATCATTTTCTTTAAAAGGAACCCGGCGCGCCTTTTATCCGGATAGGTTCCGGCTCCTTTCTTTGTTTTACTTTATTTTTCTGTTACTCCGTATTTTATCCGTCTTCGCTCATTCATGTTATCAAGTACGTGTCCTGTTTTATCAAGCCACTCCTGCCTTTGACGCTCTTTTTCAGATTCATACCGTCTTTTTTCTTCCTCTTTAGGCTTCGACCAATCAATCTTTTGACCACACCTTGAGCAGAAAGATAATTCGGCCTGAATATGCCATTTGCCAAACCCACTGTATAATTCACCCACGAACCAACCGCAATTAGGACACATCCAATCAGTATAAGTGGATTGCACAAATTCTCCATGACCGTCTGAATGCAACTCGTGATGCAAACCTGTTTTTGTCTCAAGAATCGGCTCTGCTCCGTCATCTCTGTCAAACACCTTGATTTCTTTTTCCTCATCAATGACGGCATCAATCTCTTTGCATTCCTTAAGCCCAATTTTTGATTCACTGTTCAATCTCATAAATCTATGACGAATATGCTTTTTTAAAGCATCAGAATCAATATATCTTGCCATGTCATTACTCCTTTCTCATCCCATCTGTTTTTAAAATTTCATCTAAGCAGGCATTCCAACCCACCCGACGTATTGATGTGCTGAGATCTTCATAACCAGATTTCAACTCTGGTATCTTCTCTGGCAGTTCCCGAAGTGGACACCAATCCGGCTTTTTGTCATAATAATCAGTCGATGATATTTTTTTTAGTGTCAAGTAACAACACACATAGCTAGTTTTTTCACTATTCCTCAATGGACAATCAGCACATCTTTCCGGATTATCCATAATCAATACTGCTTTAGCCATACCTAACACCCATCCCTCTTTCTTCTGCGTAATTCTGCTTTCAGCTGTGATGTGCTGTACTGCAATAATGGGTTTTCTCTAAGCTCTTTCTCTTCCTGCTGACGTATCCGTGCTTCTTCCAAAAGTTCATCTATATTATTACGCATCTACTCCACCGCCTTTCACAATCTCGATTGCGTGCTCATAACTTCTTGCTTTCTCTTTTCCCAAATTCCTGTTATATGCATTCTCCCAAAACTTTCTCTCATTTTCCAACTGCTCCACAATCTTGTCCGGGTCATAGGCGGTCGGATATTCTTCTAGTAAATACAATACTGCATTTGTATTTACTAAAGTTCCATTGCTTAAAGTAACCGATTTTAAATCTTTCTTCAGCGCATCCGCATCAATCAGTCTCATCGTTCGCCCTCCTGTTCCAATCTGTAGTTGCTTTCGTTCGCTCGTCTTTCCCTGTTCTGATGCCTCCGTCCTGATCCATGTACATCTCACATTCATAGCTTTTTGGAAATTCTATTCTGCATTTCATACATTTGATTTTGAACATTACCCCAACAGATGATTGTGATGACTTATTTGTAATGGTTAAGAACATTGCGTTTCCACCGCAGAACGGACATGGCTTCAATTTTTCGTTCATTCTTCATCCCCCCAATCTAATTTCTGACCACAGCCACTGCAATATAACCCAACATTATACTTGTTTCTTAAATCTCCCTTCTCGTAACAAACAGGACAATAATAGTGATGCATTCCTCTATTGTATCCTTTCTTTATCTTTTCTCTTATTCCTTTCCTTGCTGTCTGCTTCTCCACCGCCACCCGACATTCTTCCGGTGTGCCGATTGCGCGGTACTGTTGAATCTCTTTCAGTGCGTTTATTGCCATTGCATAAGCATTTTCAAAAGATTCCCCCCATGATGTATCACATGGAATTGCTTTTCCAATTTCGTTACAATCATATTTTAATTCTTCAATCGCTTCATTCTCTGTCATTCCTACACCTCCAACAGTTCCGGATTATCAAAAACGTTGCCGATAACTTCTACACACTTTCGTTCGAGTACGTAAAATCCTAAATTACAGTAGCAATATCCGCTTTCTCTATCTTTTGAGTAACTATAATCAAGCGTCCAATCGCCCTTATTATATTTTACAATTTCCGGATATTCTTCTTTTCTATCACAAACGTCATTCTCCCAGATCAGCTTGCCGTTCTTATCCTTAAGTCCAGTGCATCGACAAATTGTGGATGGGTCTACCTGCACGACATCCAAATCGTGAGGAGCACCATCTTCATTAGTCCCAAGCACATACCCGATAAAATATTTAGAGTAGTCCTTCTCGTCTACAATCAGATATCCTTCCACCCATTCGCCATTATCTTTCCGCTTTCCACGGGATAAAAATCTATTCTCCATCGCGTTCCACCTTTTTCCCTTTACAAACTCCTCTGTGTTCATGCACGGAAAATGAAATACTTCCGGTCTGCTTCATGTAAGTCAATTTTTCTCCGGTCAGCTCACATTTGTGTTTACATTCGTTCAAATACTGACATCTTCCATCACAATACATCGCTTTCCCCCTCCATTTCCTTCAGTTTGGCTTCAGCTTCAGTTTCTGTGAGGAATACCGTTTCGCCAATATCAGTGAAATATATCTCTGTAGACACATAAGGGCAATCATCCCTGTCATAATGAATTTCTGCCATGTTACACCAATTTCCATTTCTATCCCTATAATTTCCCAAGAATATTGTCTCAACCGTACATGGTTCAATAAAGTTTTCGCTTATCTGATATACCTTATCTCCCATCTTGCACGGCAACCGCAGAAGTAATCCCTGCTCTTCGGCATCCTCATAGTCTTTGAGTTTCCGATATACGGCATCTATTTCCTCGCAATCCGGTTCACATGCCCTTTCCCACAGTTCATCATCAATCCACAACGGATTTCTCTCCGTTAATCTCTCCATGCTATCCCTCGCTTTCTGCCTTAAGCCATTCGAGCCAACCATCTTTATCCAGTGAAATATTGTACTGTGCAAATATTTCTGCCAACTCCTCATCCGTCATGCTCCGGATCCGGTCTGCATTGGTCTGCGGTCTGCATTCTTTCACAATCTCAAAGCACTCATCCTTCCAAGCTAAAACATTTTCTAGCTTATAGGAACTGTAGCCAACATGATAATAGTCCTCTCCGATTTCCTTGTACTTGATTTTGTAATATGGCTTTTTTCCTATCATTGTTACGATAATATCTAAGCAGGAAACTTTAATGCGTTCCGTTTTGCTATCCCGTGCCGCAGTTCTTATACACTCAATCATGACTTTCCTCGCTTTCCCTGTACGGCTCCGGCAGTGGCATCCAAGCATTCACGAACAAATCGTATTCCACATAACTTTTCTCATCGTCCCCCGGATAAAATGCACCGTTTCCGTCCTTATCAGCTTCATATCTGCCAATGTCCGGCAATGTAAAATTTTTAAATGAAATCATGATATATTTATCATCCTCCGGCAGTCTCTCTGTTACCGGAATCCACCCACCAGTCTTTTCTTCCTCTGCCAGAATCCTGTTTACCTCTTCCTCTGAAATCACTTTCGTCAGCGGCGAATATCCGCAGGCTTCTGTTAATGATTCAGCTATCCGGTTTTTAATTCTGCTCATTTCCATTCTGGTCCTCACTCTCTGCCAGTTTGGCATGCTCCCATATTATTGTAGATCCATTAGTGGTGCTCCATGATGTTTTGCCATCGCTCCACGCATACACATAATTGTTCTCGAATTTAGCAAAATGTTTTTTCTCCCATTCGTCGCTGCTGCAGCATCTAACATAAATCGGTGTGTCAACAGGAACTTTACTCCAATCAACAGGCGGCTTGCCATATTCGTTATCAGCCCAATCACTTAATTTTTTTGTACAATCGTTACAACCATAAAAATCACAATCAATGCATTTTCCACATGATTTCGGTTTTCCATGAACGATAGCTACTTTATATCCATCACAGGCAATTTCTGCGATCTCTTTGGCATACTTCTCTTTATTCAGCATCTTTCTTCTCCTTCCCATACCGCAACTGATACGGTACTTCTCTGAATCTTTTCAACGCATCCTGGTCCGGGTGCTTTGTCGGCATTGACAAGTTATTATTCATTTTTCCGATAATTGCGCGGCGTTTCTTACCTTCTTTCCACATTTATATCTCCCCCTGTCTCTTTCCGATTCTGTTCACAAGCTGTTCTGACCTCGTATAAGCCTTATCCAACAGTTCTAAATATTCATCAAAGGAAATCTGTGCTTTTTCAGATAACTCCCTCGGATAACGCTCTAACAAAGCCTTAATGCACTGTTTCATGTCTCCAAAATATCCGATTGTTCGAACGCTTTCTTTTTCATTGCCGTCCTTATCCTGTCCGGCATATCTCTGTCTCAGGGTGTGATTCAGAGAATCAATCTCCACAAAATATCCATCCTGCAGTTCCACAACTAACTTGTCCATCAACCATTCCTCCTATATTTCATACGTCTTTCCGATAAAACGCTTGTCAATGTACTTACATTCCCATTCCAATACGCTTGCGATCCCCGTCATAGTTTCATATCCGGTAGCAAGGCAGTTAATCAAATATCTGATTCTCTCATAAACCTGTCTGATCTGATTTCCCGAAAATTTAAACTGTGTTTTAAGGCAGACACCCAACATAGCAAAATAATTAAATACCTGTGCCAGCAAAAACTTATTTGCCTGTATCATGCAGTTCGGTGCAATCTTTCTCTCTACCAGATAAAAACTCTCACGATACGGAATCTTATTTGTTTCCTCTCTCACGTCAATCTTGCATTTATCTTTCAGATAAAAACAAAGTTCCTCGCCTGTCGTTCCATCCTTTGCATTCTCCACATATGCATCAATGGTCTGCTCAACCTTTATGATTCTTTTGTGTCCGAATCCGAACTTATCATGCAGTGCCTGATATGCCATCATACGGACGTTATAATAGGATTCCTCTATCAGATAATCCGCATTGCTTTGTGCCTTGGCGTGTCTCTGTATTCCGATCAGTTCACTCTTGGAATATCCAAGTGGCTGCATCCGCTTTTTCTTTCTTGCCAGCGCATTACTCATTTGTTCTTCCATCTCCTCTCTACATCCTCAAAATGGCTAAATACAAGACTTTGAACATATTTTGATATATTTGTCCGTGCATATTTTTTAATTAGCATTTCCCCTGCTTCCATCATTCCCTGGAACCACTCATCTTCGTTATCAGCTTCATAAAACTGCTGCCGGAATTTATAATAGTCATTAAAAAACTGCCATTCTTCGGAACCTTTTTCAAATTTCTTACTTGCCATAATCATTCACATTTTAATCAAATGGTGTGCTGCCACATACTTCTCGGAAACCGTCTTTCTGTCGCATCCGTGCTTGAATCTGTTCAATGGTTTCGGTTCGCTCGATGAATCTCATGTGATCGCCGTCAAATTGGAGAACTTCTTTTAAATGCGTTCCCTGCCTTTGTTTTTCAATTTTCCATCCCTTATATTTACCATCTTCATCAAGATTCCATAACAAGATAATGTTTGATGCATCCTGCTCAACGTCTCCAGATTCTCTCAATTCTGCCATGGTTGGCTCTTTTGTTTCTCTCATCTCCGATATTCGATTAAGCTGAGACAGTACGATAATTGGCACATGCAGTTCCCTAGCCAAGGCTTTGATAGCTTTTGAAATATCTCCGACCTCGGATGCACGGTTACCGAATCTTCGATCAGCCTTGATTAACTGCAAGTAGTCAATCACGATCACATCATATCTTTGGTGCCTGCATTCTGCCCGAATTTCACTTACCGACGTCGCGCCGGTTGAAATAGTGATGCTATACCCGAAAAGTGTTTCATTCGCCTTGTCGAATGCTTCTTTCTCCCCACCAAGAAAAGCCTTTGCCCGGCGAACCCTTGTTAGACCGATTTCAGACATTCGAGAAACGAAACGCTCATACACCTGTGATTCGTTCATTTCAAGGTTATAGTAGCCAATGTTGTAATCCTTTTCTGCCATCTGCCCGATCATTTGCGTAACGATTGCAGATTTTCCAACTCCCGGTCTTGCGCCAATTACAGTAACGTCTCCGCCTTCCAAGCCGCCAAGGCAATCATCTGTTCGATAAAATCCAGTTTTTATCAATCCCTCGCCTACATGCTCATTGAAATAATTCCCTTTATTTTCTGCAACAATCTGCTTCATAGTTTTTGAGTGAACGGTTTTGTTTTCTTGGATTTCTTCGAGTTTCGTGAGAACTTCAGCTATAGAATTGTCAATATCACACGGTCTAAGGCTCACTCCTTGAAAAATTTTTTTTGTTTCTCTTGCTCGCCAATCTTTAACAACTGCATCCGCATAACTTTTTATTGCCGTTGAGACTGGGGTGACAGAAATGCATTCTTTCAATTCGCTTGCAATTATTTCCGGCTCCCATTTGTGGTTTTCAAGTGTCTGAGACAGTGAAACGACATTAATGTTTTCTCCACGATCATACATGGCAAGCATTTCAGCAAAAGTATCTTGGCAAAATTCCGTACTAAACATTTCCGGCTTTAATTTGTTATAAACCTTGTACATGGAATCATTGTCAATCAATACACATCCGATCACTCCAATTTCTGCTTCCGTCAACTGCTCTCACCTCGCTTTCGTTTCTCAACTTGACGAATCCAGTAATCGCAATCCTCTTTCAGCCAATCACCATATTTCGGAATATAACGATAATTTGTATCATCCGGATTCTTCTCTATATAGTCAGTAACATATGCCACTGTAGCCTCATATATCAGCTTTGCAACGGCTTTCCTGTTCGGCTCGATAACTTCTAAAAGCTTGTCCATCCATGCTACCTTGGCAGACGTTAACGACGTTTTCTTTGGATATGCATTGATCGTGTATTCCCATCCCCATTCCGCGTCAAAGTCCAAATCAGATGCAGGCACGCTTTCTTTTGTATTTTCTTTCTCTATCTCTATATCTGTATCTATATCTTTCTCTATATCTATCTCTACATTGCAATTTTGTTGCAAAATGTTGCACTCCGTTGCTCCACTGTTGCATTGCAACGCTTTTTGTGCATTTTCCCTAGATTTACGACTTCTTCTGGTACTTGCAGTCTCACTTCCTAGGTTATCTTGCACAAATGGCAACTTGTACTCAATGGAATCTGATGTTTCAAGCAATCCGCAGGAAAGAAGATACTGAATCGTTACTTGAACATTGATTTCGTCCTCGTCAATATCAAGGGCGATCTCTTTGTAAAATTCATCTTCCAATCCGGAATATTCCAGATAGCCACCTTTTTTCAACGACAACAACTGCATCTTAAGATAGATGATCGTATATGTATCGCCACCAGCCATCTTTCGGAGTTTTTTGATTCGTTTGCTATCAAAGAAATCATCCATCAGTTTAAGCCAGTAATACCGCTTATTCTCCGCCATTTTCACTACCTCCAAGCAATTCAATAACCTTTGCCCCAGCATCTTCCGGGCGACAAAATACGAACTCAACGCCATACTTAAGTTGCATTGTCAACATAGCTTTTGCCAATACCTTGCCAGATGTCGGCTTTGTTTTCGGTAGCGATACATTCAGCAATTTTCCAAGTGTGTGCATATATGCAATATTGTTATACCGGTCCACTCGAGGATTATGCCATGTAAATACATCATTGACGGAATACACCTTGTCTGTATTTTCAATAAGCACATATAACTTAATTCCGTTGTTCTGCGCCAAAATACACTCGTCACGGAATCTCGGATGTGCTCTTCCACAGATGTTCCCAGCAATTTCCTGCATGTCCTTTTTCGTGTCAACGGAAACATCATATGTGCCAAGAAAATCCATCTTTTTAAGTTCCATTTTTCTAGCTGATTTTCTATGGATAACATCCGCCACCTTGTCTGTGGCAATTATGTAATCTCCAACCGGCAATGGTGCACGCAAGACTTCCATATCGTGGCTTTTGAAATATCTATTCTTAAGGATATGCAAGCCCTCTTTCTGTCCTTTATCCTCAATTATTAACACGTATTCTCCTTTCTGGCGGTCACTTTCAGCAACCGCCAAAGGTATCTCATGGCTTTCAATTTAGTTTTTTGTGATATATTAAATTCCTTGCCAAAACATCAGATACCGCATAAACTGGTTTCTTTTATGCTTTCACATTGGTGTTTCAACCTATCAAAACGGGCAAAGGTTCATATCAACCTCTAATCCTTTTTCTGCAATATAAACATTTGCTCCATATTTAACTGTTTCTTCTGTCTTTTGTTTAAATAGTGCGGGATCTCCGCTTTTATCTGATAAGTGTATTAGAACGACATTTCTCAATGCCGGGTTATCGTTAGTAGAAATAAATTTAAGTGCCGTATCAAGACTCATGTGACCTCGTAGGCGGTGTTCGTAGTTTGGCTCGTCCCGGTCTACAAACTGCATATCGTAATTGCTCTCAACCATAAAATGATTGACATTTTTGAATCGGTATTTGATGTACTCGGTATCAGATGCATACACCAAACTACCCATTTCTGGATGCGTAATGTAAAAGCCATAGCAAGGAACATCGTGTACTAATGGAAAAATTTTAATTCTGAATTTCCCCATAGAAACAAGATAATACTTCATTTTATCGGCATCATATTCGGGAATTCCTGTACCAAAGCAAGCCGAATTGATTCCTGCATTTTTATATTGCTCGAAATATTTATAATGGTCTCCATGTTCATGGCTGGAAATCATGCCGACTATCTTCATTACATTGAAATTCAAGGCTTTCTTGACTTCCATGAATGGCAACCCAGCTTCGATTATCAAGGCTTCGTTTTCATTCTCCAAAATATAGCAGTTGCCGGATGAACCGGAACCTAGGACTTTAAGCTTTATTTTCAATCACTCCCTTCGCTTTCTCGATAATCTCATCATCAAAATTCGCTAGAACTTTTCTGTAACTTTGCTTTTCAAATATTCCTCTCATTTTTCTTTCATTCGGATTATGACAAAAAACCTTGAAAAAATTATCAATATTGGATTGATGTTTAATTCGCTCAATCTCTGGAAGCCGTACCTCAAACTGTTCGTTACCAAAAACATCTACGCCCTGTTTGACAATGCAGTCCGTAATCTCGTAATCAATACGGTTCACAGCTTTTGGTTTTTCCAATATCCACATTTCCCTAGTAAATTCCGCATCCGGCACATATTTCTGAACTTCATCATTGCTCATGACCTTGTCAGCTTTCAGATAGTAACAATGAATGATTACCGGCAAGCCAAGCGATTTCATATTTCGTACCACCAACCCGGCTTGCGGTATTGCGTTCAAGGCTTCAATTATGCTTGGTGCTACGCATATCCGTTTAATCGTGTTGTTTTCGCCCTCGCACCGCTGTTTTGGAACTCTTGGAATAAACTCATCCACTAAGTCAAATGAAACGTGAACCATAGGCTACTCCAATTCTTCCTCTGCCGGAAACTGAAATACTTTCATGTAATTCTGACTTGCATATTTTTGATATTCTTTTCTAAGCATTTCCATGGCTTTCTTTGCCTTTTCTTCTGTGGAATATGTAGCTACAACGCCATGTGCAATTTCTGATGGTCTGGCAATGGTATCTCTTATCGCAACAATGGAATTATCTTTTGTAATTCCAAAGACAAAATTTTCATATGGAATATCAGTTCTACCGTCCTGTGATATAACTCTCATGGCAACCTCCTAATCTTTCATAAAGTCCGGTACGTTCTCGTCATTCTCAACGACTTCTCCGGCTACTTTCTCCGGCTCTGGTTCAACTACTTCGCTCCCGGTCTCAATAGCTTCGGATTCAGCTACAACAAATGGCTCTGAATTGGCATTTTCGGAAATATCACGCTTGACCTGTTCCTGCAAATCTTCCATCGGATATTCCTTGAAATCGTTGTCCTGCATTTCCTCTTTCGTATATAATCCCATTGTCAGCTCCGGGCAATTCAGACTGGAGAAGAAAGATGCGGCTCTGTAACGAAGCATTAACTGTGGCATGGTTTTCCACTTACTACCGTTCTTACTAAGCCATCCCTCGGCTTTAGCCATTTCCATGTCCACGGTCATTCCCTCAACTCTACGACCATTTTTCGTAGTCCAAGCAAGGCACGAATAAGGCTTGCCATCTTTATCTCTAGTTTCCTCAAACTGTAATTCCATGTCGAATTTACCGGAATTATTGATTGCCGCAATCAGAAACTTTGAACTCCAAGACGGTCTACCCTGAATCACATACAGATTCTGCATAACCATCAGTGGGCTTACTCGCAGTCTCTGCGCCTGCTCAATAGCAATCAGACAGTTTGCATCGTTCTTCTGGAATGTCTGCGGAACGATTGTTGAACTTGCCAGTGCCTTTGCCATCTGCATAGCCATAATGAAATTATCTGATGTTCCAAAAATTCCAAGGCTATAGTCTGTAACCTTGTTGTTGCTGTGTGCAACCTCTGTCTTTTCCTCTTTCTTTTCCTCTGCCTTTGCTACTGCTGTGTTCTCTGCCATAATTATTTTTCCTCGCTTTCTTTCCTTATTGCTTTTTTTAATGCTCCATTTTTAAGAAATTTCAAAACAAGATTGAGTTGCATATTCTTGAAAACCTCTATGTGCTTTGTACGGTGATACCACATTACCCATTCCTGTTTCAAAAGTTCCTCAATGCTTGTAATCTGCTCACCCTCTGCGAATTTTCGCTGACTTAAAAGGTATTCCCTGTGTTTTTGAATGTTCTCGCATTTTGCGCACTCTTCGGAAGAATACCTTGAACAATGCTTTCCATTAAGGTTTAAAGACAATGCACAATATCTACATGGATTAACTCTCATCATCACCACCTCTTTCCAGTTCCTCATATTTCTTCACAACCGCCACTTTATCAGCACCATAGGTTTCCACCCATGCCATATCTGCCGCTTCATCTGTAACTGTCAGCTTTGCACCTTTGGCATTTACAACGGTATCTCCGGCTTTTACAGAATCCTCGGTCTTAAATGTGTAGCTACGACCTGGTATTGTATACTTTGCTTTGATGTAGTTCATTCTGATACCTCCAAAAATTAGTCTTCCGGTTGCTCAAAGGAAACATTTATTGGCATCTTCCAAGAGGATTCTGCAATATCAGAAAGCGATTTCAAAAATGATGCTGCAATGCTTTCTTTAAAATTTGTACTCTGCAACTGTTTTCTGATTTCTTTTGCAAATTCCTCTCTGTTCTCATTGATGTACTTTTCAATTTCCTCTTTTACTGTTTTTTCAATAGTATCTTTTGCAAGCCAATCAAAGTATGGGATTGAACGCCAAGAATCTTTTTTCACGAACTCGCCATTGCTGTCCACATACTTATTTGTCATTTCATGAATAGCATCACGAACTACAACTTCCGGATTTCCCAACGCCTTTACAATTCCCGCATTTACTTCTTCTCTAACTGCCGCTTTAATAACTTCATCACTAATGTTCAAACTCATCATATTAGCCATTTATTTTTCCTCTCTTTCCTTTATTTCTCGCGTCTTTCTCGCAATACGGAAGAGAACAATGCCCGTATTCCGCAAAATCAAAGAATCCTCTCTTGCTTGCACTCTTCCAACGCTTGCACGACATGCACCTTACATCCGGCTGTGTGATGTTGTTGCTTATTCCAACTCTAGACATTCTACATCCTAGCTTTCTTAATGAAAATCCGCTTCCGGTTCTTTTTCCGGTCGAATATAACTGTCATCATATTCCTTATCAATAACGATAGCCGTTTTAGCTCTGGATAATCTCAAGAGTAGCACCTCAAATTCACTCAAGTTTCTAAGTGACGAAATCGTCAAATCCTTATAGGAAGAAAGTGTATATGGTTCTTCTTTTCCGTTATCCCATATCCACTTTGACACAGGAATTTCAACATTCAGTTTTTCATCATGCTCATTTTCAAATGTGATAACTGCTCTTTGCACACTGCTCCATGATGGCTTATCTTCCAGCTCAAACCGCATTTCACATTCCACGGATTGATAAGAAACGCCATCATCGTAATCAATGTCTAAATCTTCTGTGTCAATATCCCTTTCACATTGTTTAATCCATGCCTTGAACAAATCCGTAAGTTTGATTTCTTTCTGCTCCGGCTCCATCATAAGGTCTTTAAAATTCTCCAAAATCTTTTTATTTCCAATACAGAAATCCGAATTAACAATCTCTGTTAAAACAGAATCAAGTTTAGGAAGGTACTCTGAAAAATCATAACTCTCAATGTATGGAACCATGACTTCTTTTACCTTTTCCTCAATGGCATGCTTTGCATCTCCCCAGCGAAAAGCATCTTCGATTGCTCCTCCCAATGCATTCATAAATTTTTCTTTGACAATTTCACTTACTTCATCCGAAGATAAACTTTCCGATGCTATTTTCAATAATTCTTCTTTCATTTACACACCCTCAACTTTCAGCTGCTTGTCCTCTGTTACGCTCAAAAGAATTAACTGTGCATCCATATCCGGCACATTGAACTCATTCAGTGATTCTGCGTTATCTACGAAAATCGGTACGCTTACACCGTATAACTCGCTAAGAGAACGGATAATATCAAGTCCGGCTACGATTCTATGACCACTGTTTAAAGCCGAATACGGAACGCCATTCACAGTACACTCACAACAATCTTTCATACCGCCATTTAACTGCATTTCAAAGAGTTTGAAATTTACGGTCTTGAAATGGCTGTTAATAGATTCTGAAACCTTATCCAGCTTGAAACGAATGAACTCTTCCAAGAGATAAAGCATCTGTTCCTGATCGGCAACTTTCTGCCCGATTTCTTTCTGCTCGTCACGAAGCGTTTCGATACGATCATCAATCGCCACATTGTTAGCCGCCTGCGCAATAACCTTGTTCACCTCTTCAAGCTGACTCTGCAGATCGGCTTTCTCGGCTTTTAAATCAGTAACAACCTTGTCTGCGCCCTCGGATTCAACCTTTGCAATATCAGCAAGAATCTTGTCATGCTCTGTTTTCAGCTTCACATACTCTTCATTCTGCGAATAATCAGCTTCTGCCGGGATCTCGGATAACTGCTTTGCATAATCATTCTGCTTTGCAAGTGCCTTGGATTCCTGCTCTTTGAGTGCCACAATGTCTTCCTGCAACTTGGCGTTTTCCTTTGTCAATCGCTCAATATCAGCCTTGCAAGCGTTGCCCTTGTCAATCAGACCTTTAAGTTTTGCGCCCTTTGCATCATCAAATGCTTTGCGTGCATCCTCTAACTGCTTGGTGGCACGTGCCTTGGCATCTGCCTTTTTCTGCTCAAAATCAGCCTTAAGAGACTCAATCTTATCCTGCGGCAACTTCTGACCACATAAGGAACAAACCGTTGTAGATTCATCAAATTTCCACTTGGATTCGTCAAAGAGATATGGCATTTCATCAAATGCCTTGGAAAATTCTGCATTGTATTCAACACCAAGATTTTTCCGCTCTGCATCTGTATCGGAAATTGTCTTCTCATTTGCCTTGATCTGATTTTCCGCAGACTGAATCTGATTATGTAAGTCATTGAACTCTCGTGTTGCATCATCCTTGGCACTGTCAAGACCTCTACGTTTTGCGGAAAGTTCGTCATTCATGACCTGCATAATGCCGGACATATCAAATTGCAACTGCATTTCCTTACTTCTTAAATCGCCCAACGCGCTACCGGCATTCTCCATTTTCTTGCCACATTCAGCGATTCTTCTTACCAGATCCACCTTTGCAAGCTCCTGTTCTGCCACATCCACATCAATCTTGGATTTTTCTGCTTCATCAATACGCACCGGAATTTCAGCCTGTTTCTTCTTCCACCCGGATAACGCTTTGGAAAACTTAGCACGGATATCATCTGTGGACGGTGCTTTCTCCAACTCGCCGAGTAATGGAGCATACTTAGCATCTGTCTGCGCCAGTTCAACATCCGATACATCCGTTGCAAGGCGCATCAGAATATCGCGCTGATCTTTCCATTTCAGAGAAGAAAAATACTGCGGATTGGTCAGCATCTTAAACATATCCTCGCTCTGTGCCAGATTTGAAACATAGGCTTTGAAATCAGCTTCACTCTTCGGATATCCGTCAATCTCAAATGAATTGACATTGCCTTGCAAAGTAACGGTGTCGGTTCCACGCTTCTTAACCCAATTCTGCTTCTGAACCTTTGAAAGTTCCACTTCTTTCCCATCAACGTCAATAACTCCCACAACCTTAATTTCTACATTATCAATGCGGTTTCCGTCCTTATCTAATGGTCGAACATTAAACTTTTCCTCTCCGGCACTGTTTTTATTGAAAAGCAGCCATGTAAACGCATCGAAGATTGTTGTCTTTCCTGCGGCGTTCTGTCCTTTAATACTTGTCTTATTAGAGAAATTCACATCAAGGCTCTTAATTCCCTTGAAATTCTCCATATGTAATGATCTAATTTTCAGTTTCATTTTCCTTCTCCTTCCACTCTTTATATTTTTTAAGTGCCTCTTCAAAGCATGCTTCATCGTCAATATATCCAAGAGCTGACTCTATAATTTTTGAATTAATAGTTGTTCCCTTTTTCCCCATCAGCTCAATGTCTCTTTGGTGCTCATTTGCAATAATGGCACATGCTGTATGAACTTTCGTCCTGCATGCAACCAGATCTGCATATTCTTCAACGGAAATTGTAACGGTATTTTCTGCCATCTTAATTTTCCTCCTCTAATACATTGATTTTGCTTACAGACACCTCGTATGCTGTTCTCTGTTCTTCTGTTCCATCTTCATATTTCTTAATATATCCGCGGCTCTGAATGCGTCCATTGATCTCAATATGAGTTCCTACTTCCAACTGACCAACAAATCTTGCATTTCTACCCCAAACAACACATGGGATATAATCTGATTTTCCGTAGGAACGATTGACTGCGATTAATAAATCTGCAATTTCTCTTCCAAGCGGAGTTTTCCTGTAAATCGGTTCTTTGCATACATATCCGTCAAGCTGGATTTTGTTCAAATCTGTATGCTCTCCCGGATTCGCTTTTTCAATTTCACAGACGAATACATATAATAACAGACGATTTCTCTTTTCCTCATGTTTGTTATAAGAACTATACACACCGGAAACATTAACGGCAGTGCCCGTGTATTTATCATTCAGATTGATTAATCTCTCTGAAATAATTAATGGGATAATATCAGCCGTCCCACTTAATCTATCCACTTTGAGGTGCATATTATAAAATCCCTCTCCAAACACCTCATGGTTAAATTCCGGCTCTGTGATAATCGTTCCTGTAAGTTCCACTTTATTGTTTTCTGCTCTCATATTTGAATTTCTCCTTTTCTTGTGCTAAAATAGGCGCAAATAGCTTATGCTATTGCTTGAACTGGAATCATTCAGCTTTGGTCGGTTCGGATGATTCCTTTTCTTTGCTGTAATCAGTGTCAAATGTGATATAGGTAATACCGTCATCGTCATCAGACTCACTTCTGTAATCGCAATCTACAATCTCTTCTGTATACTCCTGCCACTCCCCATCTATTTTTGTTCCTATATAAATAAGAAGTAATCCAATCAATACAGGTATAGCAGTGACCGGATACTCCGTTGCATCAATGCAGATGCAAAACAGAAAAACAACGGTGCCGATCATTTCAATTACCTTTGCAAACTTCTTCATAGACACCTTACTCCTACCACTTATAGGAACCATTGGCAATCTCGTCACCATACAAGGAAACAAAATCTGTTATTAATGCGATAAACTCTGAATTTGTCGGCTTTCCTTTTTCCACTGAAACCGTATAGCCCAAAATTTTGTTGATTGCATTTGTATTGCCATTTGTCCAAGTAACTTCTATCGCGTGCCGGATTGATCTTTCTACTCTCCAGACTGTATCGCCGTTTTCTTCTGCGATTTCAGTATAGAGTCCTTTAATAACGTTGATAAGTTTACTTCTGTTTTCAAGACATTTCTCAACCGCACTGATTATGTAACCGTAACCCTTAAGGCTATGTTTTACGCCGATCTGATCTAATGTCTTTCTTAATGCAATGTTCATCTGTCTATCCATGAATACCTCCTGTTAATCCTTTCCAACTCCGTATCTGATTGCCATTTCCTTCACAATAGCTGTATATCCCTCGATCAGCTTCTTGTCCTCTGCGATAATGTCCACATAGGATAATTTGTCTCTGGTTGATTTACAGATACCCTCGTCAGCCATTCTCCTGCGCTTGTTAGTCAGCCGCTGCTTCAGATTCACACCCATCCGCTTTGATAACAGTTCGTAGCTTTCGGCTCTTACTTGGCTGTATGCCTGTCCGCCACCAAGTTCCATGCTGATTTTTCTTAAAATATTTCCGGTATCATCACGCCATGATGTTGTATCGAGTGCAACCACTTCTCGGATGCTCTCAACTCTTTGTTCCACATGGTTTAACTGCTCTGCCTGCCGTTTCTGTTCTAACTGCTGTTCTGCTACAGAATTGAAAATCTTCTGGAACATCTGCAACTCTGGTGATAACTGATTGAGGTCGATTACCTTTTGTTTCACACGCTCTTCCAAGGTCGTGAAATAATCTCGTGCTTCTTCTGCTTTCGCTCCATTTCCTTTCATAGAAAGTTTCTTTGCAAAATGGGCTGTGAGTTTATAATCATCAGCAAAATTTCCTCTGCTACTTTCATTCGCCATTGATGGCGAGTAAAAATAATCCTCATTTTCAGTAGCAAATTCATTGTCTACAATATTCGCTTTCGCCCATCTGGAATAATGGCTTTTATCCATTTCTAAGAACTCATACAACTTCTTTGCCGTAGTCATTCCGTTTTCATCGACACCGAGCGCAATTTCAATGGGTGTCTGCATTTTTGCTTGTTTTAACTCTTCCGTTTCCTCCAACTCCTTTCCGTGTTATAATTCCCTTATCATCAAATAAGGGAGGTGCTACAATGATTGAAAAGACAATTCATGACTTAGCTGTCACATATGCCAGTTCAAAACTTTCAGAATATGAAATTGACAAACGCGAAGCTCCACTTTGCGGAAATACAGAAATGTCATCCGAAGAAGTTCTGTATTTAAAAGCGGCATACGATTTTGCTGTCAAAAATCTTTCGGAGTAGGTTCGTACCTTTCTCCAACCATTGCATGAGAAACAGCTTCTTTTATCACTTCATGCTGTTTCTCCTCTGAAACAGACTGCTCAATGCGTTTTAGTGTACCGTCAATACTCTTTAACGTATTGAGCATTTCTTTTAAAATTCTCACTGCATTTCTCCTTTCTCATTATTTTTAGGGCAAGCCTGTTCGTTAGCTAAAATCATTCCCTCTGCGACTCCGAGAACGTAGCTCTGTTTCTCTTTATCAAGTTTTGGAATTGCTTTTGAAATCCTAACAATTAGGTCTTTTTCCTTTTCGCTCATTTGGTTCACTTCCTTTCTTGTTGACTTTGTAAGCATACAATATCATACAATGTAATCAATGTCAATACCTTTTTGTTGACATTGTTAGCAATTAGTGATATATTATTTTTTGCAGGAAGGAGGTGCTTGATAAAATGAAAGAACGTATAAAATTTTTACGTGAAAAACTAGGGAAAAGCCAAGAAGAATTTGGCAAGGAACTTGGATTATCAAGAAATTACATTTCTTTAGTAGAAAATGGTCAAAGAAATTTATCAGACCAGTCCTTAAAGGTTCTTTGCTCTTTGTATTCGGTAAATGAAGAATGGGTTCGGACCGGAAAAGGAAATATGGAAAAATCCAGAACAAAAAATCAAGAAGTTTTTGATTTTGCAAATAAAGTGATGGATTTGCCAGACAAAAAATTTAAGAAACGCTTTATAGAAGCATTGGCAAAGCTCGATGAAAGAGATTGGGAATGCCTAGAAAAAATTGTATTAGAAATAACAAAAGAGGGCTAATCGCCCTCTTTTGTTATATTTATTACTGCCTTTAGTATTTGACTTAAAATCCAAGTATCGTCAATTTCAGATATTTTTTTTATTAGCTCTTTTTTGTAGTTCTCATTTACTTCGTTTTCCCCCATATTGATTTCCTCCAATCATTCCGCACTTCTGATAGCGATAAACAAATTATAGAACTTATGTTCGATACCGTCAACCCCATTTGACAAATTGCTACAAATTACAAACTCGTTTGTAGTTGAGGGACAAGAAAACGCCTTATCCCGCCCCTCAGCCAGAACTTGAAGTGCCCTTATCGGACAATTTTATTTTACAAATTTTCCCGCAAACATTCAATTTCTTTCGGTCGCAAGTTTCGACAGGTAAATTTCTTATTGTCGCAGAATGTCGATTGATTAGTTTAAATTTTGTTAAAAAAATTAATTACTGGTTGAAAATTATGCATCTGCCAGTTATCTGTGATGAATTTTAAGTGCATAATTTTCCTTTCTGCCCGTAGGCTTGTTATTTAAAAGAGCCGGCTACACAACACATGGTCATGTAATCGGCTCTTAGGCTCTTGATTTTATTATATTTAATTTTTAATGCAGTTTTTTTACAGCTTAGGTGCGATCTTTACCATATTTAACCATTCCTGCACATTAAGATTTGAACCTGAGTTCTGATAAGTACTGAGTGTACCAGTCTGTCCCGGTCCGAAAGTGCCACCACTCGTTACCTGTAAAGTTGATGCACCGCCGGATACCGCAGGAACTCTGACTCGTCCCATGACATAGTTAGATGTTGTATTTGTTATAAAAACTTCACGAAACCCATTTGCGTTTGAACTGAAAGTGACAAGACCTGTAATAAGATAATACCCATCATCCGGGACAGTGAAATACTGCACGACAGAAGTTTGGTCATTATAATTTGTTGCAGTATTGGATAAGGCAGATACATTATTTTTGGCATCTGACTTTTTTAAATATGTGTCTGGAATGTTATTACCATCATAATCTGCACTAGCACGGGCAACTCGTACGCCAGGATAAGTATCATTCTGCTCGTTGTGTGCAATGAGATCTATCATATTATCATTATTAATATTAAACATTGGCATAAGCGAACCCATAATTCCAGACCAGTCGCTTTTCATTATTTTAATAAAATACTTATTTGCTAAACCGCTGTTTAACGATGATATCGCCCCGGTACAAGTACCATTCCCAATCTTAGAAATGTCTGTCGTTCCAAGCATTTTATAGAGATACCGCACATTCTTGAACATCTGTGACACCTTCGCAAAAATTGAAGAGTGTTTTTCGCCACTTGATAATTTCGATACATTCGTCCATGCTGACGATGATCCGTCTGCCACATCACTACTCGTAAAAGTTTCTGTATTCTCTGCTGTATCTCCACCAGTTGCCACTGCACCGACGTTTTCTGCTGTGAGTTCTACATTGCCCCTGCGGAAAGAATCTTCATTTACACCTTTGATTCCGGTAACTGGAGTTCCGGCAAGCACGTCCCACTTTTCATCTGATGTTTTATAAATATTGGCACCTGCCGGAATTACATTTCCGGCTCCCTCTTTAAAATCATCCGTGGTTGTAAATTCGTCTGAAATATTGAACATCCACCCTGTGCTAACATCCGCAAGTGCCGGAAGATCTGCAAATGCAACTGTTCCGTGTGGCTGCAATCCACCTTTAAGTCCTTCTGATACATCTTTTGCCTGCTGATAGTAATACTTGGCATTGTCAGAATCCTCGCCCTCTCTGCTTCCTGTACCACCAACAGCATAACTCTGTGCCTTGGTTGCACTTTCTTCTGCAGATTCCGCCTTACCGATGATCTCCGCAGCCTTTTGAGTTGCAATATCTGCTTTTTCGGCTGCTGTATCAGCTGACTGACTGGCGGATGATGCTTTCTCCGTGGCTGTGGCGGATGATTCACTGGCGGATGTCTCACTGACTTTTGCGTTGCTTTCGGATGCCTCTGCCGCCGTAGCTGACTTCGCTGCCGCTGTCTCTGACGCTTTGGCATTGGTTTCGGATGTTTTTGCCGCTGTTTCACTGGCTTTTGCAGCATTCTCACTTGCTTTGGCGTTGGCTTCGGACTTTGCCGCTGCCTGCTGGCTTGACTCTGCCTTTGCCACTTCCACTTTGATTTTCGCAAGATAGTTTGGCTCCAAGTGTTTTTCCTCGATGCTACCCTCTTTGACGATGGCAGACACTTTTCCATCCTTATCAATATAAAAAGCTACCGTATCAGAATCAAGGAACTCATACTGTGTAATCAGTGCCGACAGGTCTATGTACTGTTTCGTGCCATCAATCAGAGTCAGGATAATCTGCTGTGTAGTCGGGTTATAATCGAAGTTGATTGCGATTTTCTCCATCTGTGTATCAATCGTAATCTTAGAACCGTTCTTTTTTGTGATCGTAATGATTCCGGTCGATTCCTCAAAGGTCACGTCTGCAACAAGAGTTGCTACCTCTGTCTTGGTTGCTTTTGTCGCATCCAGGGTAACTACATTGTCGTCAATAATGCCGATAGCACTATCCATTTTGTTGAGGTTTCGTTCGTTCAACGGAGTCTCATCGCTTGGGTAATTCTCCCAGTTGATAGGTACGTGTGCTTTATTCATGTTCCTTGCCCTCCTTTTCCATGTCTTTCTCCATCTGTTCCCGTTCGGCAATCACATTTCTATTTGCTTCTGATTCGATCTGATGCAAAATATCTTTAAACACCAGATATTTAACCTCAACCGGAATACTTTCACAGGCATTTACATAATTAATAATGTCATTCTCAAACTCTCGGATTTCTGCGTTAATCATAAACTTTCCACCTTTTCTTTCAGATTTTCTATTTCTTCATGCTGTAATTGCACTGTTGCAACCAGATCAGCGATCAGCTCTGTATAATTCAGTCCGTAATACTTTTCTCCGTTACCGTTTGAGAAAATTTGAGGGCAAATATTCCATCCTTTTTCCACACTTTCCAAAACATCCTGTGCTATAAAGCCATGATGAAATCCATCCTTTTCGAAATTATAACGATACGATTTTGCTCTTAAAGAATAAATAAACTCAGATGATTGCTTTTTGCTTAAATCTAAAATTGTGTTTTTTATTCTTTTGTCAGATCCATTAATTACTCCACCTCTGAATCCACCTACTCCGGTATCTCCGTCTAAATGGATCATCATGTGGTCATTATCGTTTGCGCCTTTATGCAATGAAACCTGATTATATTGAACCGTACATTTATGAACAGGACTTTCAAACGTCCCTTCCACTGTTCGAAATCCATCCGTTCCCATCTGTACAAGTGTTCCACTGCGTTTAAATTCAATAAGGTTTTCTACAGACTCTTCCGCTTGAATATGCATATATCCCCCGGTCATTTCCATAGAACCTTTTAATTCAAGCAGTTTTGCTTTAATTTTGATGCCCTCGGCTGACTGGTTGATTTCTGAAATGACGCTGTCTTTTGATACTTTCAAGCTGATCTGCTTTGATGACTGCGTAATCGTACTGGACGCACTCGATGAAAGCTGCTTAAATTTCTTTATCAGAGTCCATTTGTATTTTCCACTGCTTATTCCACCATCTGGTTCGCAACCATAAAACTTTCCAGTCTTCTGATCCAAAAAACTGTGTCCAGAATAATACGAAGATGCAGGGTATGTATTTTGTGGATTCCCGAAACCACAATGTGTAACGTCATAATCTTCGGTATCCCATACTGTTAAAGAAGCACTGACTTCTGACCGTATCTTAGTTGCGGTCACCTCTATATTTCCGGACAAATCGCCCTCTGCTTCGCTTGCTCTCGTAACTTCCGCTGTAATCTTGTCCTCATTAATTTTAATAGCTGCTGCAAGTTCAACTTCCTGTCCCTGTGCCCTTTTAACTTCTGCTGTAATACTGCTCGCATTTTGCGTGATTCTCGATGATAAACCATCCGTTGTATTTTTAACTTCTGTGCGAATTTCGGTTGCGGTCTGCGTGATCTGTGACTGCAATCCCTTCTCAACATCAGTTATCGTGCTCTGTGTCTTTTCAATGGTTCGCTCCAACACATTGCTCTTGCCTTTGAGCTTTAAAATACTTTTCTGTATTCCGTTCGCCCCGTTTGTCCGGTACTCTTCCCCATCCGCTTCCAAATCATCACGCAAAGCCTGTATACCTTTCAGGGTTCTTTTCAGAATATAGGACTCAATCAGTTCATATCTGGTCGGCAGCCGCACTGCATCCCCGACCTCAAGGCACGGATTTCCTTTGCAGTCTGCCGTAAACGGGCGATAAACAATCCCCCTGATCTTTGAAAGAACATTGTTTGCAATGCTTTTTAATTCTTTCGTTCCTTTACCATAGACAAGAAAATTATCCTCGATCACATAGGCATTGTCTCCGGTGCCTACGATCACGCCAATATCATTCTTCTGCTCCCTGATCTGAAGTTTATTAATGGTTTTGACAAGATAATCTTCATATGTGGCAGTAACATAGAATCCTTTTCCTATCTTCGTACTCTTTGGATCGCGCGGAAACAGATCATCTGCCGGATAAAGGTCATTTCTCGGATATAATCCCTGTATCTCCTGTTCCAGATAAATATAATGAAACTTCCCGTCGCGCCCCATGTGCCCCATACAGCCATTGATCTCACAAATACAGGACAACACTTCCTTGCCACTCATAGATTCGCCTATGATGCTCGATTCCTCTGTATCAGAACTTGTCTCACTGGATGGCGTGACCGCAACTGTTTTCTCAATAGACATGTTGTCATTGATAAGATCAATGTCAGCCTGCTCAATCCCGAAGTACTTAAAAAAGCTGTCCCGGAATTGCTTCATTGTGACCGGATCATAAACTGTAACAGTCGTAGTTTTTCCATCTTTATCTTTCTGCTGCTCTTTATGGGATGGAAAGACAGTGTTATACCATGCTGCCACATCTGCATTTAAAATGTCATAAAGAGCATCATATGCGACAACATCACGGCACGTCCTGTCTGCCGTAGGCGTATCAGAATCAACCTTATATCTCCCGAACTGAAATGGAACATCTGTATGTCCACCAAGAGACATCCTTACTGTCATCCATCTGCCCTTCATTGGCAAAAATGTATTTGACACCGTGAATTTAATCATGGCGGCTTCGCATGATCCAAACGTCAATTCCTGTTCCGAACACAAACTTTCTGTCAATTCGAATTTTTCTTGGTGTAGTTCTGTATTTGTGATATTGATTTTTCCGTCATCAGATACGATGGATAATTGCTTATCGACCGTATCTTTTTTGAACAAGTCGCCATATTTATAATTAACCACCATACACACCCCCTATGAAAGCAAGCCGAACTGAATTGTAACGAATTATTCCATCATATGTTCCGTATATCGTAGGCTGAAAATCTGCCATATAACCGTACTGTGTCACATAATCGTCATATTCCGGGATATACGCTGTGATATAGCAGGCTCTCCCTGTCGCATTTGTGAACTGGCTTCTAATATTGTTTAAAACCTCATTGAAAGTCTTATTTGTCAGCATAGCTGGGGTTTCAAATTCGACCTTTAACGCCTTTAACTCCACGGCATTTCTATGCAGATAGCCGTTGGCGTCTGTATAATCGTCCAAATCCTGCATGTTGACATATGGACTGTATGTCTCTGCTTTCATAAACGACATCGGCACTGTGTAATTTCCAATCTTTAACAACCATCCGCTGTACGCCATGCGACCACCTCCAATCAAGTTACTCTTTCAGATTTACAAATACGAACACCGTTATCATCACTTAAAAATAAGATTTCAGTTTTTCCGTCCGGCAGAATATCCGCCACAAGGCAATTATTCGGATTTCCTATTGGTGTCTGGTTTTCCGAGCACTTACCCCAGTCTATTGGTTTATATTTTTTCATGGCTATTCTCCTGAAAATAGGTATAAAAATAGCACCTACCGTGTATGATAGGTGCTAAATAAATCAAAAAAGAAGCGCATCTCTGCGCTTCCTCTTATATTTTCTGTATTGTCGCATTTTCCACCAATAAGTAATTACCATCTTCCATTAGCGATAAATGATAATCTTCTTCAAAGTATTCATAGGTTAATTCCATTTCCTCTTCTTTAAAATCTTTATAGCTTTTGTAAAGAGTAACGCAACCTTTTTGACCGTTTTTTGCAGTAAAAACATAACCGCCCAATGGTAAATCTCTACCAACAAGATATCCTCCAGATGGATAAATCCCTTTTTCTTTGTCGTACATACATTCTTCTCCTTTAGTTTATTATTCTATTTATCTGCTCTTCCAGTAAAATATACTTCTGCATGATCGTATTTCCCATAGCAATCAAGCTGATCTGAAATAGTTTTCCCTGGTTTAATCTCACTGTCTGAATCTGTAATATATGTGCTGTTGTAATTTACCACATTATTACTACTGTCAAAAAATATTGCATACGCGCTTACAAAAAGCGCCGGATTTGTGCTGTTATTGGTCACGGATACAGTCACGTTTTCATCATTAAATGTCTGTTCAACGGATAAATCATTTACAACCGGTTTATAATATGGGTTTTCGTCATAATCTAATGTGTAATCCACCTTGTCAATTCCGGACACACTATCAAAATAGAAAACGCCAATAGATGTTTCCCCTACTCCCAATACATCAATGCTCATGTCGGCGGCTCCTATTGAATTCCCACTTGAATCTTTGGCTATAGCGTTCCCAGAAATTGCGACATTCGTGTTTGAATTATTTGTTACAATCAAAAAATCTAATGTGTCTCCTATTGTGTTTTCGTACAGATACTCTTTTACCAAAAAATCAGAATCAGAAACTTCTTCTCTTGTCGCTTCCTTGTTATCTACCGTACTAATAGAAGAAACTTTTTTATTTTGCTCGGTAGAATCAGCAACTGCATCGTTGTTTTCTCCGTTTCCGCCAAATGTGGCAATCAACAGGATTATAACTATAACCACCGCAACAAACCACTTTGTTGCCCCACCCTGCTTTTTTTTGCAATTAGGGCAAATTTTTGCTTTAGCTGGAATCTCCGTCTGACAGTATTTGCATAATTTTGTTTCACTTTTTTCATTCATAGCTTTTCCTTGTATGATAATTAGGAAGTTAATTATCACATATTTCCTTTCTTTTAATATCGTGGTTCAATACAATTCAGATACTATGGACTTTTGATTTGTTTTCTGTAGCTTGACTACTCAACTGGAGTGTATTGCCACTACCTTTATCTGAATTGTTTATTAGCTGGATGTTGCCGGAGTGTTTTTCACTCAGAGTACTTATTTCTATCAAGTCTACGATGATAATCGTTGGTGGACATCATGGTATCAGACTTTAGGAAAGGGAGGTACAACCTCATGAAAATTTACGTAGGCATTGATATTGCCAAACTTAATCATTTCGCCGCTGCGATTTCTTCCGACGGTGAAATAATCATTGAGCCGTTCAAATTCACAAATGACGCTGATGGCTTCCAACTGCTGGTCTCTAAACTCGAATCATTCGATAAGAACAGCCTCATCATCGGTCTTGAGTCAACGGCACACTACGGTGACAACCTTGTTACTGAGCTTTACCAAGTGTGTGTGTTGAACCCCATCAAAACCTGTCA